CTTTGAATTACATGCCCACACTTGTGCTGTCCTGGATTTTCAGAGTATCCATCATCAAGTATGTTACTTTCTGGACTATGCCAATCAAGTGTAAATAAATATTTTCCAGGAACATTTGTTTTATTTCTATCAAGGTATGAGATTCTCATGTTACTTAAGTTTTCAAATTTTGTAACTGAAATATATGGACTAAAGGAATTCCATAAAACTAAATTATGAATTGGCTCTTCTGGAACATTTGGTTTTGTACAAAAAGCATTAATTGGCATTCTCCACCACATTCCACCATCTTCCATTAAGAAATGAAACAATGGACTTCTGCCCTTAACAGTTGCAACACCAAAGATAACACATGGAAAGTACTGATCATGGCTATCTTCCTGGTCTCTTAAAAAGTTTCCACGCACATAACACTCTATTGGTGGTATGTTTGCATTTAACTCTGGCATTACTTGTCAACTCCCATTGCTTTATCCCAGTTTTTTATAGCCCAATGTCCAATGCCACAAGCATCTGCTACATCGTTGTCAGTTATAGATCTATCATACTGCATATTAATAAACCTTATTGTTCTTTCTTTGCGTAAATTTCTTTCATAGGTTTTATACCAAGATTCTGACTTTCCAGGATTGGCTGATCTTATTGCAAACTTTTCATCCTTATCAATTTTTTTATTACCAATAAAATTTTGCCAAGTTATTGGAGAAACTGTTCCTATAATTTTTGTGCCGGTTAGCCCTGCTGCTCCTAACAAGGCTCCTTGAACAAGTGCTAAGTCTGCAGCAACTTTTGGAGAGTTCATAAACACGGTATGTTCAATAACTATGGCTTCAAACCCTCCATAATAATCTAAGAATGATTTAGTTTTATTACATGCATCCATAACCTTTTCATAATTTGTGTTGCCTTCAAAATTAATCTTGCCAACTGTTCCAAGAATTTCATTTTCAAATAAAGCAAATGCAAGGCTGTTTGTACTAGCATCAATAGCGCATATATTTTTTGGCTTAACAGCAAAGCCCCATTTATTCTTGTTCATATTGCATATAACCTTTAATTTGATTAAGCATTCTGTGTAATTCTTTTGGATCTACCGTGCAATTTGGACAATAGTTAACGTCGTTGTACATTGAAAGCGTAGTTCCACATCCTCTAGCACATTTTCTATCTTTGCCAATTCTTTTTTTTCTTTTATTTAATGCCTGCTTGTTAGCAATTTTTACTTTTGTTGCTTCATTTCTACAAGTTGGACTACAGTAAATTTGATAACTTACTGTAGCATCAAACATATTTTCGCACCAACTACACGGCTTCACTTAGACCCTCTAGTGGAGCAATTTTAATTACTCCTGCTCCTGCATCAGCGCAGGCTTTTTGAACTGGACAACCTTTACAAATTTTTGAATTTGCACGATAGTTTTTATTAGGAAGAGTTCGATCTTCCCAAGCCTTGCGTACTTCTCTTAGCCAGTTAAATGTATTGTCTATCCATTGTCTGTAATGGTCATTTACGCTTATTGGAATTGCAAGAAGTTCATGGCTATTTTTATTTTCATACAATAAAACTCCATCTTTCTTCTTAAGAATTTTCATATACAGTAATATCTGAATGATGTGACCTTTTTTAGCCTTATTCATTCTCTTATAATACTGAAATGCTTCTTCTCCACATGTTTTAATTTCCAATACAACTTCTTCATCATTAATAACTAAAATACCATCTCCATATCCAAAGATTGGAGGATCTTGGTTACTAATTTTAAATTCAGTTGTTGGCTTGCCAGTCTTTTCATCAGTAAATACTTTTGCTATTCCAGAATTAAGAATTGCGTCTTGAATTCTTCCATGAGATAAAGTACCATTGCCCATATTTGCAGCAGAGAATGGAGTAGTTAGATCATCAAACTCGTTGCCATCAAAGGCTAAGTACCAATATCTAGCACACTCACCAAACCCATAAGCAATTGTTGATGGAGCAAATGTTTTCTTTTGAACAAACTTTTTGTCACGACCTACGAGATAGCCTTTTTCAATAGCCTCAACTAAAGATTTAGTATCTATGTGACTTTCTGCCTTTGTTTGTTTTACCATTACTTGTTGTAGTAAACTTTTAGTCATTATATTCCTTTGTTTAGATAAGTATACACTATCTGGTGATATATTTCAGTGCTGACACTAAATTGTTTACTGCTTCTGCTGCAGTATAGTAAATGTTTTTCTTTCCCCTGTTACTTTTGTCAACATTTGCCATCCAGGTTGCCTTTAATGCCAACTTAGCGGCAATGGCCTGAAGTCTAACAATTTCTAAAGTTGCAACTTGAATAGGAATATCTGGCTTAATAATAAGTTTAGCAATCATAGTTAGTGCAGTTGTAAGGTCTTCATCTTCCATAAACTCTGCTATATCTGACAGATCATTAAGTTGTTCTAGTGTTGTTGTACTCGATTCCATTTTTTTCCTATCAGTTTAATTATTAAATTAATTTAATTCTTTTAAATCTTTATTAAAGATGTCCCATGCTTTTTGTAATCTTTCATTACCCATTAAATCTTTTATATACTCTTGTCTTTTTTCAAAACTGTAAATATTATCAATAGGATTTTTTTTGCCAGTAAACCTATAACTGTCTAAAGTACAGTAATCAAAACTAATAATTTCAAGAAACTCTCCTTCTTTCCATTTTCTTGGTGTTCTCCAATGTACTTGATTTACCGCAGCAAATAACGCTGCGTCATTAGTTTTTAAACTAATTGTTTCATAATTATAAGGAGTTGATTCTATTACTAAATCCCAATCAATATTTCCGCCTATCTGTATATTAAATGTAACTAAGTTTTCATCTCCATCAATGTGGGGCGGAAGCCAAGGTTCTTGTTTGCCATTTCCATGTCTTAAATCATAATCAATATAGGTATAATGGCACAATTTAACTTCATCGGCATATACCTCTTTTACATAAGAATCCATAACATCTATTATATCTTTTGGACATTCAAACTCTGTTAATAGTCTTGACATATGAACAACTTTTTTAGGAGCAAATCTATTCATAGGAATAACATATTCTTCCTGATCTCCAGGAACCCTGACATAATCTTCTGATTCTAAATATTTCATACAAGAGTTTATTTCATCTCTTAGTCTTTGTAATTGATCTTGAGTAAATGGGTTGGAAATATACATTGGCAAAGGTTTTTTATATTTTTCAAAACCAGTCAAATATTTCCACATTTCTGCTGTTTCTTTAACTTCAACGTTATTGTTATCCATAACTATATTATACACCATCTGTTAGTTGTTCAAGTATTGCTAATTCAGTTATTGCAAGTCTAACCTTGTTTGTACCCTCGCCAATAACAACAATTATGGCTGGATCATTATTATTTTTAATGGCATCTGTAACGGCTTTAGCCCAAACTTTTTGATTAAGAGTAAAAGATTTTCCAACTTCTTTAAAATCTACTGTAAAATTTTTCCATGTTGCGTCGCCCTTGTGAGTGTTTCTACCACTATTCTTGTGCTGTTTTGCACCAAGCCTTTTTGATTCTGATCTCTCACTCATCTTCATAATCCTTTTTTCCTTTTGGAATAAGACTAACTTTTGATATATGTTTTTTATTACACATCCAAGTTAAATCTCTTGTCTCTGTCCATAATCTACAAACAATAACTTCTTCATTACATTTTTGACAAACAAACTTTCCTTTATATGTAGAAAAATTGTTAAGCATTCTCTACCTTTAGTTTTAATTGTTCTTGTAAGTCTAAATCTTCTCTTACTCTATCAATGAATGCATCTCTACCCTGAACTTTTGTGCCATCATCAAGTTGATACCAAGCACCAGTTCTATTTACCATACCCATTTGTTCTGCGGTATCAACAAGATCGCCTATCTTATCAATCCCAATATCATCACCTCTAAAATAAAAATCATACTCACCAGACTGAAAGCCAGGAGAGGTTTTAGAGAATTGTAATTCCCATCTAATTTTTCTACCAATCTTTTCTTCAATTAATTTATCTCCTATTTTAATTTTTCCTTTGATGGCTTGATTGTCTGACTCCGATGAGAATAATTTAATAACGCAAGAGGAATAAAACTTAGTAGCCTGCCCACCAGAAGGCTGCTGACTAGTATACATAGCGTTAATATTATTACGAGACTGAGAAATAAGTACAAGCATAGTCGGCTTAACTTTGTTATTAGCATAGTTAAGCATTTTCCAAGCGTTGCTAAAGTCACGGGACTCTGCTCCAATCTGTTTTGTATTTTCTAAAGCCTTCATATCATCTGTATCTTTTTCAAAGTAGATAGCAGGAAGCATTGATGTAATACTGTCAATTACAATTAAATCAACTCCAGCATTAATAAGTCCAACTCCAACATCAACCATATCGCTAATAGTTCGTGCTTGTGAATAAATTAATTTCTTAGGATCTACCCCAAGTTTTATAGCCCAATCTTCTGAGTATGACATCTCAGAGTCAATCCATGCACATACTTTGCCTTCTGCTTGTGCCATAGCAATCATTTGTAGACACATGGAAGACTTTGCACTTGACTTGCTACCCCAGATCAAAACCTGTCTGCCATAAGGTAAGCCACCACCTAAAGCCTTATTAAGACCATAACTGGGTGTAGGCTGGTATTCAAAGTTAATTCCTTCTCCAGTGCCCAAACGTTTTCTAAGTTTAGGATCTAACAATGCTAAGACATCTTCTACACTAACTGACATGCACATCCTCCAAGGTTATAGTTCCATCTTTTGTTTTTCCAAAATCAAATTTATAGGTATTGCCTTCTTTAATATTCATATATGCTTTTGCAAAAGATGTTGGGAATACTGTTATAGAATGTAAGTCTCTTGATGAATCTGCTAAAGTTAATAATGCCATCTTCTTTCCAGTTTTTGTTGTTCTTGGTTTAAATGATATCACAAACATCTCTTCTTCTGCAAATGGCAATTGCTTATAATTTAAAAATCTAACTAAAGCATTTGGTGAAGTTTTAATTTCATCAACTGGTGTGGCAGAAACAATCCTATTGTCAGATGCTAATAGCAGATAAGTTTTACCAATCTCAATGGTAGTATTTTCATCATCAAATATTCCAATTGATCCCGTTTTGTCTAACACATCAACACGAGACCATCCTGTTCCTCTTTTAATTGCTTTAATCATTCCCATCAAAATAAAAGATCCTTTTTCTTCAAAGTCTTCTGTTGATTGAATAAATGAATGATATTGTGTTGGCACCGTCATATTAAATTCTGGCAGATTTAAATACTCATATAAATTTTCTTTGATCTCTTGATCATTTCTTGGGTTATCAGAAAAGGTAGCAGCACCAGTAATCCTTAGTGACTGTAAGGCTCTGCTGTTTACTCCGTTTCCTTTTGTAAAGGTAAATTCTTCAAGTTGTTTGTATGATGTGAATGGTCGTGCTTGGATATATCTTTCTGCAATTTTGTCAGATATATATTTAACAGAACTAAGTCCAAATCTAATACCTTTACCCTCAATTTTAAAATCCATATCCGAATCGTTAATGTGAGGTAACTTAATGCTAATGCCCATTCTTTTCGCTTCAATAAGATACTCAGTTCTTCCATCTTTATCCTTTTCATTTTTTAAAAGTGCAAACATAAATTCAAGAGGGTAATAATACTTTAACCAAGCGGTCCAATACGAGACCGTAGAGTAAGCAACCGCATGAGACTTGTTGAACGAATACCCCGCATGTGCTTCAAAGTCATGCCATAAATCCAAAGCAGAATTAGGACTAATGTACTTAGAAGCACCATTAACAAACTTTTCTTTAAACTGATCAAATTCTTTAGCATCTTTCTTCTTTCCAATAATTTTACGTACTTTATCTGCTTCTGCCATTGTCATTCCACCAAGTTCAACGCAGGCTTGCATAACCTGTTCTTGATACAAAACACAACCATATGTATCAACTGTAATTGGTTTCATAACTTTATTTAAGTAATCAATATTTTGTTTACCGTGTTTTCTTGCAATATAGTCTTTGCCAATAGTGTTCATTGCGCCTGGTCGGACGAGAGCATTTGATGCAGCAAGTTCGTTTAAATTTTTTACTCCCATTCTAACTAACAAATTAGTATATGGTGCAGCCTCACATTGGAAAACCCCTTTAGTGTATCCTTCTGAAATCATTTCATAAACTTTAGGATCTTCTAAATCAATTTCTAATAAATTAATTTTCTTATAATGATTTTTTTCAATCTCTGCAATGGCATCTTGCATAACGCTAAGAGTTTTTAATCCAAGTGCATCAATCTTAATTAATCCAATTCTTTCTGCTTCTTCCATATCAACACCAACAACTGGAATTCTTTCATCAGATCCTGGAGATGATCGTGTTTCTAAAGGTGCATATCTAAATATTGGATTCTTGCTTGTTACAACTCCTGCAGCATGAATTCCAGTTCCACGAATACGTCCTCTTAACTGATCTCCATAAATTTCTACTTCTGGATATTTTTCTCTAAACCATAATGTTGTTTTTGAATAACAGTATTCATCCCAAGTATCAACAAGTTTTAATACTTTATTAACATCAGAAAGAGGTATGTCTAATACACGAGCAACATCTCTAACTACACCTTTATCTTTAAATGATAAAAAGGTAGCAATAGAAGCAACGTGTCTATATTGTCTAACTAAATAATCTTTTACTTCTTCACGACGAGTATCTTGAATATCTGTATCAATATCTGGAAAATCATTTCGTTCTGGATTAATAAATCGAAAGAATAAAAGTCCATATTTAATTGGATCAATGTCAGTGATTCCAAGTGTGAAGCAGACTAAAGATCCAGCAGATGATCCACGACCTGGACCAACCATAATGCCTTCTTTTTTGGCCCAAGCAATCATACTTTGAACAACTAGAAAGTATGGTGCAAACTTTTTATTCTTAATAATCTCTAATTCTTCACGTAATCTATTAACATATTCTTCATTATCTTGCAGACCTTTAAGTGTCAAACCTTCAAAAGCAATCTTTTCTAATTCATTATCTGGACTTTTATATTGAACTGGAAGTAGATCAAGTCCATCTTGAATATCATAGTCTTCTACTGTATCTGCTAATAGCAATGTATTTGAATATATGTCTGGTCTATCTATCCCCTGTTTTTCCATTGCTAGTTTAATCTCATCATATGACAATAAATGTATGTCAAACTTATTAAAAGTAATTTGACGATCTTCGCCATATAAATAGTCAAGTCTTTCCATCATATTAGTTTTCTTTTTAGATTTTTCATATGTGGCTTCTTTATTAACTTTGCCATGAGTATTCATTAGTAACTTAAATTCTTGAATCTCTTTTTGTGATGTATCTGAATGATGACAATCTGGGGTAACTACAACTTTAATTTCAAACTCATCTGCAAGTTCAATTAAAGACTTATTTATTTCTGGGGTATTATGTGGCATTACTTCAATATAGTAATCATTACCAAAGTTATTCTTAAACCATTTAATATGTTTCTTTGCAATAGCAAATTCATTTTCTTCTAATGCTTTTACAATTACACTACTTGGACATGCAGAAGTTACAATAATTCCTTCACGATATTTTTCAAGTATTTCAAAATCAAATCTTGGTTTCTTAAAAAAACCATCAGTCCATGAAAGTTCACTAATTTTATTTAAATTATCTAAACCAATCTGATTCTTTGCTAGAAGAATAATGTGGTTATAAACAAGGTCTTGTTGACCTTCTCGTTCAGACTTATCTCTTTTATCAGAAATGTCTGCACACATATATCCTTCTAGCCCAAGAATTGGCTTAATGCCTTTGGATTTTGCTGTACGATAAAACTCACGATGTCCTGAAAGTGTGCCGTGATCTGTTATTGCCAAGGCTGGCATTTTAAGATCTACGGCACGACTTAAATATTCTTCTGGAGTTGCAATTCCATCGAATAAGGAATAATGAGTGTGTACGTGCAATCCTGCGTAGTTCATACTACCAATCTGTGTTGGTTGATGAAGTGGTTGACGGTGAGTCAAAGCCTAGATAAAAGGCTTCTTGCTCTGCATAAGGAACTTTGCGAAGTGCAAGTTCTAGTTGAAATGGCTCAATACCAGTCCAGTCAAATGGCTCTTTATCTGGTGCTGCTGGAATCATTGTGTAATTTGTTTCAGTACCCTGACCATTACGCTTCATCTTCCATACAACATTTGAGATACTACCAGTCTCAAGTGCATACTCACGAATAGTATTAAAAGATGATTGCTTGCTAATTCCCATAGACCAAATGGCCACATATGGTTTTTCAATTCCATCATCAACTAATACGTTACAGTAAAAGCGGAGACGACCACGCCATCCAGCCTTTGGGTCTTTACGGTGCATTTCTTCTGCCCAGTCACGACCTTCTGTGTCCATAGTATCTACTGCTTTGCGCTTGTAATCTTTTGGATTTACGTGCTCTTTGACAACTAGAGAAAGTCCACGAGATGCATTATAATTTGCAGAGTCTTCGTCTAGTTCTTCAATAAAGCGAATCTTTACTGATTGTCCATCAGCAAGTTTAAGCCATCTTACCTTTGGTGAGTTTTCATCGTATTTTGGTTTGTCGAGCAGGGCGTTGATGTTTTTTAGTCCCTTTACTACGCTCATATTATTCTCCTTTTTTATGTTGTTATTTTAAAATCATCATACTGCTCTGCAGCACTATTGATTTTTTCTACTATTTTATTATACTCTTCCAATTCATTTTTGTCAAATGAATCTTTAGAAACTTTAAAACTATTTCCAGCATATAAAGATATCCAACTATACAACTGCCATGAAGGTGGTTGCATTAAATAAGAAAAATCTTCTTTGTTTGTTTTCATATCTTCTATAAATCTTTTTATATTATGATATTCGTATTCTGGCATTGGGTGTTTTAATAGAAACTCAGACCAAAAATTAGTATTGTTTTTATTTGTAATATAGTGCATGTATAGATAAGTTGTAATTGCCTGTCCATACCTTTCATTTAAATTATTAAAATGATCTATTTCTGTATTAGTAATAGTATTATTAATATATTTATAGAAATATTTATCTAAAAATAAATATAAATGATTAATCATTCCCGATATTGCAGTGGCTTCCATTGGTTCAAAAAATGATGTAGCCAGTCCTATCCCTAAACAATTATTTATTAATATTTTTTTTGCATAACCTGGAGTAAAATTAAAAGTTTTTATAATTTCTAAATCTTTTCCAAAAAATTCATATGCTTCTTTTATTGCATCATCTTCATTAATGTACTTATTGTTATAAACATATCCACAACCATATCTATTTTGTAGTGCAACTTTCCATGCCCAACCATAATCCATTGCAATTGCTTGTGTATATGGAACTTCTTTGCCATCTAAAGGAAGTTTGCAGGCAATTGCTGATGTTGCTGGAAGAAAATTAGATGTGTCAATCCACTCAACATTATAAACCTTATCTAAAAATAATCTAGAAAATCCAGATGCATCAATTAAAAAATCTAGATTAATGCTTGTTTCATTATCTAATAGTAATTCCACAATGTCGTCATTACTATTTGTTTTAGTGTCAACAATAATAGCATCAATAATTTCTATATTTTTTTTAACTACTTCATTTTCTAAAAAATCTCCAAGCAATTTTGCATCTAAATGCAATGAATATTCTTTTTTACTATTAATTGAATGAGTTTTATTTTTATAAGATATTTGTGCATTTAAGTTAATAGAGTCTAAATTGCCATGCTCTTGCATTGCTATATTACAAAGTTTAAAGATGTTGTCATTATTGTAAAAAGTATTATCATCAAAAAAATTGTTAAATCCATGAAACCATGATTTGTTTTCTTTATTCCATCCAGAAAAAACAACACCATTCTTAATGGTTGCATTTGTATACTTAATTACATCTTCAACATTAATGTTAAGATCTTTAAAAACTTTATGTATGTTTGTTGTTAGTCCTTCTCCAGGTCCTAGAACGCCTATTTGTTTACTTCGCACCATTGTTATTTTTAATTTAGGATATCTTTTATTTAACAGAAGTGCACTCAAACAACCAGCAGTTCCTCCACCAACAACAACAACGTTTTTAATATCTCTGATCATAACCAACTTTATTGATCTGTTCTGCAGAAGGAATCCATGTTTCAGAATTTTCTTGAACACCATGACCTTCAACAATTCTATTAAAGAAATTAAAGGCAGAGCAAACTGCAACAGCATCTTTAACTTGTTCTTGTGTAAATCCAGCCTCATAACATTCATCATATAATTTCTTAGTCATACTTGCTGGATGCTTAGTTAACTGTTCTACTAAATTAAAAATTGTAGTCAATCTATTTGGAGTTGATTGAATTCCCCCATCTAAAATCTCAATCTCAGCATTTATTGATTCTGCAAAAACACGGTGCGATCCATAACAAAATCTACATCCATTTAAGTATGATGTATATGCTGCAATAATTTCTCTATCTTGTGGAGACAATGACGAAGCCTCTCGCAATACTTCTTGTGCAAATGAAAGCATCATCATATATCTTTTTTGATTTTCCATAAAAACATCAATAATTGTTGAATCTTCCTTAATTGAATCGAATACATTTTTTACACTCATGACTACCTCAGCATTTCTAGTATAGAATTGTCAATTGAACTACTTAACTTAATTATATCAGAATCCTGCATATCTCCAATATCTTTATACTTAGTATCTAGTGTTATTATCGATACCCTTGACTTTAACTTATCAATCATTTTTTTAGACATTGACTTTCCAGCCTCATCATTATCTGCTATTAAATATATCTCATTGAAATATTTTTCTAATAGTTCTACTTGGCTTTTTGAAATTGTTGCTCCAAGCGTAGCCACTGCTGGCATACCAACTTGATCTAATCTTATGGCATCAAAAGATGACTCTACAACATAAACCCTATCATTTGCTTTTACCCTATGCAGATTAAACAAAGTTTTACTTTTTGGAAGTCCTGGAGTATTTTTAAAATCTTTTCCTTCAAGACTTCTGCCAACAAAACCAATTACCATTCCTTCTGGAGAGTGAACTGGAATTGTAACCATATCCTGCTTCTCAGAATATCCTAAGTTAAACTTACTAACTGATAACTTAGTTACAAGTCTTCCATCAAAGTATCTCATTGCTCTTGGAGATTCAAGTGCTTGTGAGTTCAGTCTCTTAATAATAACTTCGTCATACTGTACAAATGTTGGTGGGGTATATAGTTGTTTTGCTACTATTTGAGTAATATCAGACTCTTGCTCTTTGCTTTTTATATACCGCAAACTTTCAAAATATGATCTGTTGCTCATTTTCATTACTATTTCTTGCAAAGTAGCAGTCTGTTGACACCCAAAACAAAAGAATAATCCACTTTCTTTTGACACTTCTCCAGCAGGGGTTCTATTGTTATTATGATATGGACAAAAAATAATATAGTCAGAATCTACTTCTGATTGTATTGTGACTCCGGAACCGATGAGAACTCTTTTGACTTGATCTTCTGTGTATATATCGGTCTGTACCCGTCTGCTGCGATCATCCATTCTATATTCTTTTTCCCTACGTAGATTCCATATACTGTCAATTTAAACTCAAACCAGTCTTTGATGCTGTTATAGTATATCGTAAAATCTGGCTCTATGTCAATTCTTGGAACATATGCAGACTCTTTCATTTGTACTAACAATAGCCTAATGTACTCTTCTTTTAATCTAAAAATGTCTGACTCATCCTTGATGTTGCCATCTAACTTAAAACACTTTATAGGCTTATGATGAATTGACACATCTTATTATAACTGCTTATCTTCATAATCCTTGTAGCGATAATAACCTTTGTCAAAGTCAACTTGAACTAGGAACTCACCCATAAAGCCATTTCTATTTTTTCTAAAGGCACATTCAATAATATCGCTATTATTTGCTCTACCAAGTGCAATTACCCAGTCTGCATCATAGGCAATCTGTCTTGACCAAGCAGTTTGTCCAAGTGTTGGAACACTACTAAGATCATTTACATCATCTGGAGTTGCAGAAGATATCGCAATGATAGGAACTTCTTCTCCAATAGCCATTAACTTTAGTTCACGAGAAAGGTTTTTCATTCTTACTGTCTCATTGTCTGACTTCTGGTTTGGACTCATTAATTGTAGGTAGTCAACAATAACAAAATCTGGACGGTATTGATCTATTTTGCCACGTAGAACTGAAGGACTAATCTCCCCACCCTGATCATTTGAAATGATATGAAATGGATTCTTTCCAGTAACCTTATCTTTGTGCCAAGTTTTAAACATCTCTGGCTCAACATGACCCTGACTAATCTTTCTATGTGACCAAAGACCTTCACCCATAATTGTAAATACACGGTTTCTAACTTCTGTCTCAGACATTTCAAGGCTAATCACTAATGGGGTTTTGCCTTGCTTCCATGCCTGTACCGCAAAATAAAGAGCAAGCCATGACTTACCAATGCCTGGATAGGCTAAAAACACTCCCAGTTGGCCTGGAGCGATACCACTTGGAAGGTAGTTATCAAATCCTGGCAAGCCAGTTTTAATACCTGTAATCCCAGCCTCTTCCATTTTACGCAAGTGATCAAAATATGCAGCAGCGGACTCAAAATCAGTAGCATCAATATCTCTAACAGATGATGTATTCTTTTTAAGTTCTGAGGTTTGAGTAATTAGAGAATCTAGGGCAACTACTGAATTGCCACTTTGTACTTCTCCTGCTGCAGATCGTAATATTGTTTTAAGACTATCGTTTAGGTAGTCTCCTTGTAGTTCTGAAAGGTGATGTTTTGTTGCCCCAATATCTTCAACTACCTCGAAATCTCTAAACTTTTCAATTACTAAGGATAGTGGTGGAACGGAACTGTTTGCCTCAAAATATTTTCTAATGAATGTCCATACATCTAAATGTGTTCGTAAAAGTCCATCAATATTTGCTTGTAGCAAAACGTGAATCTGTTTATCTTTTAAGACTGCATTTAATACCTTTGATTCAATGCTAGCCATTCAGCCACTCCTTTGCCATCAATCTTCTTTCTGCACGTTCTCTATCATCTTCGTCTTTATCTTTTTTAGCCTTAATAATTTTTTCTGCCTGGTATGCAAAAGTATTCCAAGATGGACTCTCAGTAACCTTAAAATAGTATTCTAAAATATCGTAACATCCTTCAATTCCATACGACTGAATAAGAGCATCTGCTGCCCATTGTTCAACGTTAAGATTCATTGATGGCTTTACATCATATCTTTCTTTGTGGTATTTACTATACCTTGAAAGCAAAGCCATTCGGTCTTTGCGCTCTGGCATTACTCAGAGATTTCTGCTTTGGCTTCGTTAATTTTGTCAGTTAATTTATCTTCAACAAACTTGTAAACACGTTCCATTGCTTCGTTAGTTGTCTCTCCATCTTTCTTAGAGTCAACAACTCCAAGATCAAGTCTTAATGATTGGAAGTTTCCAAGATTAAGTGTATAGCCTAAAGTTACAGAAACCTTAGTGTTATCGTTTTCCATTTTACATCCATTCAGTAGTTAGATAGATTCAGACCAGATAGGAATGAAGCGTCCATCTTCAGTTCTCGTATATGTAAGTATACCATCGCCCATTCTCCTAGTCAACTCTTGTTTAGTAGGAGTCATGTTGTTTGTTACAAGGCCATCTTTTCTTGGTTGACCAATATGAATTGATGCCAATATGTCCCTTATTTCCCTTATGTGACTTTCTGAATAATAACATCTTATCTGCCAGCCACGCTTTCCACCTATGCTAGATCCTATTGGTGCTGGAATTGTTCCACGCTTAATAAGAGTAGGAATATACTTTTTATGTCTGTTAATAAGTATAGCAGTTTCTCCAATAGTATATGCCTTTTCTCTTTTCTTTTTAAATTCCGCAATAAAACAAGTTTCAATTCTATCTTTATTTATATTATAAAGCGCAACAATTCCGTCTGATCTGTTTCTGTGGTGCACCTTAACTAAATCATTATTCAAAAACCAAATAGTTTTATTACCTGAAACTATAGCGGACTGATTGTAGTTTTGGCCCTCAATATTTCCTGTTGTAGAATCCATGATCCCTCTTTGCTGCTGTCTGGTGGATGGTAAAATTTTCTTTTACCACAAATTACACAGTAAACTTCAATATGCTCTTTTGTGCTGTATTGTCTGTCAACAAAAACAATACCACCACATCTTGCACACTTCACTAATTTGGTATTCCAATTGCAAGAACGTTTACATCAACAGTTGCTACTCCAACAGTATTAAACCTTACAAGAAATGAAGCAGTACTGGCTGTAACTTGAGTAATAACAACTGAAACATTTTTTCCAGCATTTGTATTTCCTGTGTCAAAAGGAGTTGCTACTACAATTGGTGGATGTTTAAAATTATAATTAACTGCAAACGGCACCTGATTATCAGTAGCAGTAATGTCTTTAGAACTTGCTACAACTGCTGTAATGCCAACAATGCTTGCTCTTCCAGTTCCAACTGTATTGCTTGTTCCCGATTTGTCATTTTTAATTTGTGTTACGCTTTGATTTGTTCCAACAATATCACTTAGTTGATTAACCGTTTCAACTAATTGATACATATAAGAAACATCTAAAGGTTGCCCTCTTTGTGGTACTGTTAATTTTGCCATTGTTCCTCCATTATATCATTTAACTTATGCTACCGTTGTTAAAACAGACTCAAAAAGTTTTAATGAATTATTTTGTGTTTTTGAAATTCCTTCTGGCTGAATTGTTACTCGCACATTTGTTGTTCCAGTATTTGGAAATGTATATGTAGTCACCTTAGTAATTGCGTTTCCTACAGTTGCGGTTCCGTGATATGAATAAGATGCTGCATTATCAAATTTAACAAAAATATCGTATTTTTCTCTAAAATCAGTATCCTTCCAAGTAACAGACCAGGAGCCCCCACCACTTATTATGTTAACTTTATTTACAGTAATAGACGCAGCAGTGCCAGTGGTGGCAGCAGTTGAAACTGTACTTGAACCAATAAGAACTGTAAAGGTGTTTATTGTTGGAACAGTTAGGATTGTTTGTGCTCCAGTAACAGCAGTGAACGGAGCCACTGTGTTAGAAAAAGTAACAATCTGTCCAACACTAAGACCGTGTGCAGATGCTGTGGTAACGGTTACGGTGCCAGAAACAATTGCTAAATTAGTAATGGATGTAGCAGTTGATGGAATAGGATAAGAATCAACATAATAAATTGAAGACCATGCAGAAACTCTGTTTAAGTCTTCAGAAACAACTCTGTATCTTACAACATGTTGATTAGTGCTGTTGACTGGCGGTAAATTTTTTTTTAACAATAAAGATTTTTTAATGTTTTTATCTACTGCCATTATACAACGTTACCAATATCTAAAGACATTCTAAATTCAACATAATTGTTTGTGTTTGGAGATTTTTCAATTGGTTCTGCATTAGCATTTTGAACAACGGTATATCCAACCAATCCATATAAAGGATTAAGAGTGCTTAGGTTATCAAATCTAATTGCATCAAAAGCAATATAGTGTGTTGTTACTACGGCTGATGAGGTTACAATGCATGAGTATAGTTTTGCAGATGAAACAAATTCCCAGGAAAAGGCTTCTTCTTTAACAAAATCTTCTAAAGTTTTTTCAACTACAAAATATCTATTAGCATCAAAATCAATTCCACCTGCTCCATGAACTAAATCAATTAAGCACCTTGCAGTTTTAGTATTAGTGTCTGTAAATTCTAAAATAATTTTTAAACTACCTGGTTTTGCATAAGGAGAACTTGCGTCTTTATTTACAAGAGAAAATGCAATCTTAATTTTATCTGACAATGAATTTTTAGATAAATCAATGTTAAGCCCAGTTTTTTTTATATAATTTTTTGTAGATAAAGTCGTTGTGGTAGTTCCAACATTTGTAATGTTTGTAATATCTTTAATAGTACTATAATTTCCTTTTACTAAAACCATATTATTAAAAAATCTACATCTTTCATTTTTTGTATCTCTATTTACTTTATAAAAAATTCTATTATCTGATGCTGCTTGAAACACACTTGCTGTTGTTGAAATAATGTTATCATCACTTTCATCAAGTGCTGAATTTATTGATGGAATTGCTTTTTCTGTAGTGTCAAGATACTTCCACTGTTCTTCCTCTGTAAATAACATCAAACTTCTGCTATCAAATCCTGAAGCAGATGGATTTCCTCCTGCAGAATAAATACCTATTTCTGTAATTTCATATTTTTCCTGTGTCGGAAGTTCTGCAGTAAATACTATTTTATTAACATCATTTTCTTTTACATACCCTCTTGAAGAAATTGGAACTCTAAACATCTCAAAAATTAATGATTCTTTAGTTGAATAATCTCCATAGTTGTCTTCATTTGCTAATGGTTTTTGTCCACAACCAAAAGCCATATACGATGCGTAGGAAGGGGCTGTTCCAAGCAAGTATTTTGCTATGATTTCTTTTCCTTTATTTGTTATCATTCCTGATCAACTCCAAGATCTGTTTCATATATTGTACCATTTTGTAGTGTTTCAATTTCAATCTTTTCTCCTGGATTTAAATCTATACTTTCTATAACTAAATTTCCAGTAGAAGTATCAATATACACATTTTTTCCTGAAGGACCATTTCCAACATTTGGAACCTTTGCGTCTAATTTTATAGCAAAATTTAAAAAATATTTGTCAGATGTGTCCTGAAGGGCCAAAATATTTTTTGGGTCTAAGGCCTTTTGTATTTCTGCCATATTAATAATTGGTTGATAGTTTACACTTTCAGTACTTAATTTTGCATTATTTGTAAGTGATAAAAGCATAGCACCATTAATTTCTTCAAAATATATCATCTTTAAAAAGTCTGCGTCCTCTGCGTTTATTTCATCATTTTTAAAAGTAACATATTGAGGGGTTGCAATTTTAACTGCAGGCCTTTTTGTTGATGTTGACCCTGTTTGTGAAGTCTGTTCTCCACCAGTTGATCCAGTTGATCCACCAGGTGCATCAGGTGTGGCTTTTATATTTTTTGTTCCAAAATAAGATTGAATATCTTGATTTAATTTATTATATCCCATTCTATCGTCTGGATCTATATTTACAGAAGGTACAAAATTGTTTTGCATGTAATCAAAGTTATCTTTACTTTCTGGTGGTAAAAATGCTTTTAAATCTTTAAGCATTTTATCAAAACCCATATTGTCATCTGGATCTATGTTTACTGAAGGAACAAAATCATAAATACCCATATTACACCTCACTCAAATATATAGTCATGTCTGGTCCTTGCAAACTTCTTGAATAATCTATGTTATAAATAACAAATCTTGAAGTAGAAGATGTAACAAGATCTAATCCATTATTATTCTTATAATCAATTGAAACAATATCACCAAGTTGAATTGTGGGGTTTGCAAAAATTTTTAATCCAATTGCTTTTTTCGGAACCATTAACTTATCTACTAACCATCCCATTAATTCTTCTGCATCTTCTGTATTTTGTATATATTCTCCCTGTATAGAAAAAGCACTTGTTCCATAATTCATTCTGCTTAATTTAACATTATTATATTTTTCTTTTTGTATGTTTGGAGAATAAACTATTTTATCGTCTTTAAGTTCTGGGTCTGAAAAACTTGATTTCTTTTTAAAATAATCGTCTACTGTAAGTTCATTACTGCTATCACTTGTAAATGCAATACCTTGAATTTTTAAAAAGTTTGAAGTAGTTGTGCTTACGTCTAATAAAGTATCTGTTGCATTAAATATTAAAAATTCTGCTCCGTACGCATTTGCTTCAAATCCAGATATTGTATATTCTTTTACTTTGTCTGGGGCATTTACTATTTTTGCATATAGTGCTGGATAGGCATTGTCAAACCTTGCATTAATATATGCACACTCTCTCATTATAGTTCCAAATTCTTCAAAATGAATATCATAAATTGGAGTAGTTAAAGGGCTTAATCCACTCAAATATGTTTCTTGTAAAATTCCACTCATTGCATATTTTCTTAATGATTGATTAACGGTAACATCTTTTGCTGCAAATACTTTTGAAATTTGATTGTTTACTACAAAACCAGAATTTTGTGAATAATTGTTGGTTAAAGCATAAAAATTTTCAAACATACATTTAGATGATCCTCTAATAAATAAAGCAGTATTTTGATATGCTGGTAGTGGAGAAGTATCATCAACTTGACCAATTAAAATATCATTTATATATAAATAAAACCTTCTTGTATTTTTATTTGCTAAATCTTCATATTCTACTGCTAAATCATATACAGTTGTAAACTGTTCACCATATTTTCTTGATATACCAGCAAAATCTCCAGAGTCATATTGAATTTGTTCATTGAATGCATTAAACAATAATGTTGGAATAGCATTTGCTTGTCCAGTACCTTCTTCAATTTTATAAAATATAATATTTGAAGTGTTTGTTGTTGCGCCATCTAATGCAATAACTTCAAAGTAGTATCCATTGTTTGTTTCTGGGTTAAGCAGAATTGCAATTCCTCCAGAGTTTCCAGATATAACAACACTTTGTTCTGGAGATGTTGAACCATTTGAATAGTATGTCATTCCAGAAAGTGGAACTGCAGTAGAAATTATATTACTACTTTCTGTTTTTATTTGCTCATCTCTGTCACCAATAATACGCATTTTAGTTCCAAAATGTTTAAATACTGCTTTGTCTAGTTTTTTATAAACATAAGATATATGATTAATTGGTTTTGGATCTGTTGCAATAAAATCTTTACCTTTAAAAACAAGTGCTGATGATTGAACTAATCCTTTATTTTTAACAGGATCTATAGATTGCAAAGATGCTCTTTCTGTTTCTGTAAAAGGATGTTCTGATAAAAATCTTTTAATTACGCCATTAACAAATGCTGAGTTAGCAATGGTATTTGAAATACCCGCAGGGCCAGCACCAGTGGTTCCGTCAAATGTAGTGTCTCCAAATAAATATTGAGATTCCATTAAACAACCTCTACGATTAGTAAGACTATACCAGTGTTCATCTAAGGCTGCTTTATGGGAAACAATGGTTGTTCCAAATTGAGCCCTTCCATGTTTTGCAACAGAGCCATTTACCATTCTAATAACTCCATTAACTGTTTCATAATATGGCTCTGAGTATATTCTAACTTTTCCCGTTGGATATAGTTTGCCATTATATTTTAATTTATTTAAATAATTTTTGTATTCAGAATCACTACTTATCCATACGTTTGGGTTTTCAAGTCCTTCAACAAAATATTGAACTGCATCATATCTAATAACTTCACCATTAGCATAAAAATATCCTTGATTTCTTGAAATTAAATAAATGCTTTCTCCAAAATCAATAACATTATTTTTAAGTTGATTATCCATTACGGTTGGCGCTTCATTTATAAGTGTTGAGTTTAGCCCAATTGCTGATAATGTAAATCCACTTGATTTTTGATTTGATCCTTTTAATTCTTCATAATTAGATATCTCCCATAAAAGTGATGGTTTATATACCCAAAATTTATTTGATGCACTTGATATGGTTTCTTCGCCTATTGCTGAAAATGTTTTGTCAATGTATCGTGATGTATAATTGATTTTTCCATCATTATAAATTTTTTTATCTTGAGAAGCAATTGAAATAATATTAGGAAGTTTTTTACCAGTAATTAATTTATTTTTAATTATGCTCACAGAATTTTCTGAAAGAGATGGACTATTTCCACCAAGTTCATCTTCCCAATATTCAGTGCTATAAAGTCCGCCATCAAAAAACTCTTCTGCAGTATTGCTATATACCCCTGCATCTTCTGAGGTTAAATCTATCTCTACTAAAACATCATTTGTTTTTGATCCAATTAATGTTGTATCTATTGACCTCTTTGATGCTTCTGGTATTAAATAATTTTTGCTCATTGCAATAAAATTATTATATTCATCAAAGAACATTGCTGTTTGTGTTGATATGGCTAATTCATTTAATACTTCTGCAACGTTTGTATCTGGTCCTACAAAAAAATATGGAATAATTGGATCTGATTCTCCTTCAATTCTTTTATAAATATAATTAGTAAATCCAATAGCGTCTAATAAAATTGATATTGCATAACTTACTGATATGTTTGTAAGAAAAAGTTTTGGAGCAAGCATTGATTCAAAATAAAAATAAAAATCTCTTAACTCTAAAGATATAGTTCCACCAGTTACATCTGCCTGTGGAAAACCTTCTGAATACAAAGTTTTAATTGGAACACTGTAATCATTTCCAGAAACGTTTAAGAGTGTTTCATAGAAATTAAACTTAATATTTTTTGTAACATACTTAGAAATAATACTATTTGTATTATTTTCATTGAATGCTTGATCATCGTCAAATATTGAAATGTTTCCAGTAGAGGCTAGAAGTTGTCCAACGGGCAAAGAAGTTGATCCAAGATCAGACAATTGTTTAGTTACTTTATAGTTAATAGTTTTGTTTGATATGTTTGCAATTAGTCTTGGTGACATCTCAATTAAATCAAAGGTTGAATCAAATTTATTCATGGCATCTACAACAATTCTAACTCCTCTAACATATTGAAACTCACGATATGTAGTAACGTTATCTTTAATAAAATATTCTGGAGATGTAAAATCAGTAACAAAATTTGTTTCTTTAGTTAAGTCTGAATTTGTTAACTTCCAACCATATTCAGGAACAAAGGTTTGATAAACTTTTGTTGTATTGTTCCAAATATGATAAACTCCTTTGTCTGTTGCTGATTCTACAACTAAATAAGCATAGCCATCGATTGATTTATTTGGCAATAATGTTGTAGAGGATATTTTTTCAACATGTATAAATCTATTTTTATGTTCAATTGGAAGAATTAATCCATATGACAATTCCACATATCCATCTTCGTTAATTATTGGAGTTGCATCATCTCTTAAGGAGTTGGCATTAAAAGTTTTTGCTGATACCCATGAATTTCCAGACAAGTATTCTATTCTCCAGTTAATAGGAACCTGTTTGTTAGAGTTTCCATAAAGTGGATCTGCAATAGGAGTTGTAGAAGTATTAAAAGGGCCTAAATTTTTACTTCCAACATGTGTTTGCATCTTAACTATAAGTCTATTAGCGGGAACATTTTCTTTATACACTACAAATGGTGCAGCATCTTCAATTGGATATTGACTGTTTGTAGAATTTTTTGATATACCTCGTTCTGGTGAATTAATGTCTGTGCCATTTTCTTTTCTAAATGATGTCCAATATTTAAATTGATCATCTCTTGCTCCCATATAATATCTTGGTCTTTGTGTAAAAGAACTAATTCCGTTAACAGAATCTTTAACTTTTTTATATTTTATTTTTTTTATGGGTAAATTATTTGAATCATTTTTTACAATGCCATTGCTATCTTTTTCATAAACAAACTTACCTTCTGCATCTGTTTCATATTCATAAATAAAATTTCCAGCAGCATCTGTTTCATAAAATTGTTGATTGTCAATTGAATTAGTATTAAAATTATGAAAGTGTCTTCCTGGAATGTAAAAGGCTTTGTTAATTCCAGATCTTGGACGAAAAGGTTTAATACAATCTTCTAATGAATAAAACATATTATATTGTTCTTCAATCTTAGAAAATAACGAAGGAAGATCATCATTATCATAGCCATTGTCAACTACAATATCTGAATCTGTTGCTCCCGTGTAAGCATTGTTAGTGTCGGTTGCATCAAATGAAAGCGGTATTTTTTTTGTATCTCTATTTCTATAATTTCCTAATTTAAAAATATTATCTGGAACATTCATATTCCACTCTGCTAATATTGTTGCACGAGTTTCAATTGTTGAAGAAGTTTCTATATGGTTTTTTAATGTTGTATTTACAAACATTTAAACCTCTTCCAGCGATACCGTAATATCCCAAAGATCATGATTGCTTTGTCCACGCTTAGATACCGTATATGAAAAATCAGAAACATAAACCTGAACAATTTGGTTATATTGTTCTAAATGTGTATATGGTGCTGAGGTTCCATCTTGTGCATAGTTATTAAACTTGTCATAGGCTAGGAACATCCAAAATGGTCCCGTGTGGTTTTCATACCAGTCTAGCATTTCTACTCCGCCTGCACCCCCGTCAGCGGTATATTCAGGGGATTGTGTGGTTGCTCCAGTAGTGGCTCCAGTAGTGGCCCAGTTTGGTATAGAAAAATAAGATCTTGATGGAAGGTTTTGCCAACTTACACTTAAAGTATTTTTATCAGCAATATGAAAAGACCTCATGTTGCCGTTTACCATTCTTTGTCTTTGTTCAATTCTTTGTGAATTAAATTGAAGAGGACTACGGTTGTGGTCTGATAGAATTAAAAATTGATTTAGATTAGTAGTTTCTGTAGTGTATGCTCCTATTTCAAATCCTTCTGGCACGTACATTCCGCTTTGTAAAGTTCCTGGATTTTCTGACCAAAGAATTCCTTGTGGTCTGGAATAGCGTTTTCTTCCACTCATATATGCTGCGGTAGCCACTATAAACCTCTAATTCTTTGATTATCAATTTGTCTAATTTGATTAATAACAGTACGTGCAATATCATTTGGATTTGCATTACTGTTAGAAACATTAACACTAAGATTATAATTATACAGGGTTTTGGAATTATTTGTGCTAACTGCATTATTTGAAACATTAGCATTACTATATTTTGGGGTTGAAGAACTTGGTGTTTCAAATGTTGGGGAGTTTATAGCACTAAGTAAAGGACCAAACTTTTGAGTTGCTTTTCTATTTACTACAAATTCTCCAGGAGTAAGCATTGCTGGAACAGTATCAGTTCCAACAGCCATGCCACCAGATGACATATATCTAGGAACTATTCCGCCCATTGCATAACCTGTTATGTTCATTTCTTTTCCATATTGTTTTACAGCATCATCAACTCGTTTTTTATCAAATCCATATTTTAAAAGATCTAACAATGTTTGTTTTGCAATTTTTACTACATTATCTGGAATTGCAGTAGAAGATTTTAATATATCATAACTCTTACTTTCTTTATTAAGAAATCTTAATTCATTTTCTAACCAAACATTGCCCCCAAGTCTTGAGCCTGGAGGGGTTTTCTTTCCTGCTTCATCAACAAAACTAGGCTTAATTCTTGGGTGAATATCAACAACTTTGCCTAACCCTTTTGCTTCTAATGTATCAACAATTTTTTGGCTATAGTCAGTTCTACTAGAAACTATACCTGTATTTAATCCAGTTTTGGTAGTTCCACTCATTCTTGCTGCATCCATTAAAGCCAAAGCCATTAAATCAAAACTTTCCATTATGCTTCCTTTATTTCCTATAGTTTCCAATAAAGATCCATCAAAAGGATCATGCAATATTGCAGCAACACCTTTGATTGTTCCTTCTTCACTTTTAGGACCAGCAGAATATATTTGATGGTATAAAGATATGTCGTCATCGGCTCCTTGATATAAATAATAATTTGGACCTGTTGTTTTATTTTTCTTTGGCTTATTTAATGGCATGCTGATTTTAGCAGCAGGAATAGATTTTTTGTCAGCCACTTTTTTTAACGTTTCTTTTAACGTCTCTGGGGTTGAGTACCTTGCTGCAATTTCGGCTCGCAAATCTTTTTCAAATTTTTGTGCTGCTTTTTCTCCTGCAGTTAATTTAGGATCAGGTAATTTCATTCCTTTAGTTGCTGCATATGCAGTTTGTTTAGGTTCAAATATTTTTTTTAATCCGCTAGAAATAGAGTTGGATTTTTTAATTACTGACTTAGGTATGCCATCCGCAACCATTGATTTGCTATCTAATTTAAAGCCCATTCCTGGCATAGTTCCCATCATCCAGTTGGTAAAGGCATCACCATGTCTATATCCCAAATAGCCTTCTTTTATTAAGGCTTGAATTATTGGCTGGTTTGCATCTGAGTTGGCGCTTGTAACATGAGCACCTGGCATGTTGTATTTTATTGCAATTTTTTCTATATCTTTTGGTGTAGCCAAACCTTTACTACCTAAAACTTTTAAAATTGCTGATGGGGTTAGTGCTGTTTTATATGCGTATTCTCCAAAATCTTCAAATTGATTTTTAGAAATTTTAGCATTAGCAGCAAAATAGTTTCCTGGTCCATAAGCAGCCCTTGGAGGAGTTCCTTCTCCACTAATTGCTTTTGCATGTCTTTCATAAACAGATAATGGAGAAGCAGTATATGGTGTACTTGTTCTGTGAACGCCTCTTTGAAGTTGCAGAAGTCCTCCCAGACCTCCTGGCATAGAGTCTACAATTTCTTGAGTTAAATTGGGTTTGTTTAATAATGTTAGCAAATCATCCTTTTTAGTAGCAATTTTTGAAATAAAATTGGTTGCTGGCTTTTTTACAAATTTTTCTAAAATATTTTTTGGTATATTTTTATATAAAGGATCAGAAGTGTATCTGCCTTCTAAATTATTTTGCATATATTTTTGCAATGTAGAAAATTCTTCTGGGTTTTTATTTTGTATTGTTAATTTTGGATTTAAATTTTGTGCAAGTTTACCAATAGATTTGCTAGCCAATTCAGCCATTAGCGAATTTCTACCGTAATTATCAAAACTACCAGTCCATCGGGTTTCAGGGGTTTCTCCATATTTCCAAGAGTTTGAAAATGCTTTGGCAACATTTGACATAAAATTTGCAGGTGCAGTCAATGGTTTAGCAATAGTACTTGCAATAGTTTGCATACGAGATTTTGGGGCAAAAGGAGTGTAAGTACTAAAATCTAGTACGTCACTAGGTAAGTCACCCCAAATATCTGAGTTATTTGAATTATTTTTAATATTATCAAACATCTCTGCTGTTTTTCTTGCCTGCTCTTCTTTTCTACTTTTTGGCAAATTAATTATTTTTTTAAATGGTGCAGCAATTTTTGATTCTACTGCTTTAAATGGTTTAGCAATTGCTGAAAGTGCTGTGGAAACTCCTGGTATTAGTTTTAAATATTTTAAAGGATTTGCCATTGTTAAGCCAATACCTAAAGCATCTGATCCTCTTTCTTTTAATCCATACCCTTCATTTTTATATAAATTTGCACCAAGAACATTGATATCAGGAACATTAAGTTTTGGTCCCATGCCAGGAATAGCATTAGCACCATCAATTGAATTTTGCAAAACTGGTCTTATGAAAGAAGTTGCAGCCATTTGAAAACCTTCTTTAAAGAAATTTCCAATTGCTCCTGCTGTTGTTCCTGCTGCACCTACTACCTTTTTTGCAATTGATGATCGTTCAAATTTACCATCAGGTTGAAGATTTTTAACTCCTAAGTATCCACCTTCTGCAAGTTTTTGGGCATTTAAAGATTCAAACAAACCTACTCCATACTTATCAACACTTCTTGCATTTACAACATATTCTCCATCTGATAGTAATGCGGGTATTGAATCAGAAGTTCCTGTTCCTGGCCCGTTGATTTTTCCACCAGATCTAAATCCAGGAATTCCAACACCACGAAGAAAATCTTTTCTTCTTTGTTCTTGGTCTATTAATTTTTGTGCTGCTACTAATTCTGCATTTTCTTTATACAGTCTATTAACTTCTTCTGCATCTTTTCTAAGTTGTTCAGATCGTTGTTCTGCGGTTTTTCCTGGAGCAAAACCTTGACTTGCTTTTTGGTTTGCTATTTTTTGTTCTCCGTCTGATGCTGCTATCTTAGCATTTAGTGCTGCTGTTGCTTCAGCATTTGCTCGTGCTACTGAGTTAGGGATAATGTTTCCAGATGCAAATCCTGCTGCTGCAATTCTTGCTTCATCCATTGTTTTTACAAACAATTTAAATTCTTCATGAAGTTCTTTAACAGATGCTTTAGTTCCTACTGCAGACCCATCCAAAGTCTCAAAAACATTGTCTAAGAATTTTGCTGCACCTTCTGGACCTAATGCTTCAACTGCAAGATTGATTGTTGAAATTGCTGCGTCAATTTGATCCTTTGTTAATTTTGTTGTTTGTTCAGTAAGTTTATCCAATTCAATCTTTTTAACTCTAACTTCATTTTCCATATCTATAAATCTTTGATCTATAGTTCTGTTCATTTTTTCAAAATCTTCTCTTGTATATGCTTTGCCATCACTGCCAGTTGCAGTAACACCCTTAATTGCATTTTCTTTTGCTTTTTGTAATGCTTCCATTCTGCTTCTTGCACTTTGTGCAATTTTTGCATTTCGATATTCTTGCATTGCACTGCTTGCTGCAGACATATCTCCACTTGCAAATGCCTCAGCAATTGACATTTTTCTTGAGGTTAGTTCATTTTCTTTTTCTCTTAAACTATTTATTTCTTCAAGAGCAGTAATTTGTTTATCATAGGATTCATTAATGTCATATTCTCTTCTTGAAATTTGTTCTAAGGCATAATCATTATCACCCTTTTGTATGTTTAGTTTAGTTTTTTCTTTAATGTATTCATTTTCAATCATTTTTTCTTGTATATCAATATAAGCCTTTGCCATTTGAAGTTGTTTGCTTTGAGATTCTGCTGCATCCATTTGTGCTGTTTTTGTAAATCTTTCATTAATAAAATTTGCTTTTGTTAATTCTTTTTGTTTTAATTTTATTGTATCTAAATCTTCTTGAGAAATTCTTGATTGTGTAATTGCTAAAGCAATAGCATCAGTGCTAACTACATTGTTGGCTTCTTGTTCACTAAAACCTTGTAGTCTTAATGTATTAATAGCCTTTGTTCTGCGTTCCATTTCTACCAATGCGCTTACTGTGTTATTATAATTTTGTCCAACTTCTGAAGAAGCCAAACCTGCTTCAAATTTTTGTTGTTTTTTTGTGTCTATACCCGTTACTTTTCCTTTTTTTGTTTTTATTCCCATTTGGTCCATAAGTTCTTTATCTTGCAGTTGTTCAGGGGTTAGATTTTCTACAAAACGTAAATAGTCTTCACTTATTTTGCCTTCACCAAGAGTTCTTAATTTGTTAATAGTTCCGTCAAAATTAATTGGAATTTTTCCTGTTGCAGTCATTACCTTCATTAACTCTTGAAAACCACCAGTTGCTTTTATTGTTGAGTCATGAAATAGTTTAAGTTTTTTAAGCATGTCATCAAGTAATGAGTCTCTACCTTTTTGTTCGTCTTGTTTTTTTGCTGCTGCTACTTGCTTTGCCATTGCTTGTTCTAATTCTGTAACTTGTTTTGCTGGGGCTGCTGCCATCGCTTCAGCAGCACGGGCTTTACCTTGAGCCGTACTTAATTGTTTTTCAATTGCTTGTGGAGACATCCCAGTAGAAGCCAAATAACCACCCATTGCAGCGGGGTCTTCTATGTATGAGCGATAAGCGGATAAAAAAGTTATTGTAAATGTTTTTTGTTGATCTGCTGGTAATTTATCAAAATAATCTACTTGAGTACTTAATGCGTTTATTTCATCAACCGACATTCCGTCTATTTTTGCTAAAATGCCAATTTTTAATTTACCTTTTGTTTTTTGAATTTGTTTAAAAATTTCTTTTAATGCAGCAGTTCCATTTGGATTTTTTTCTATATAATTAGATACAATTTGCATATCCAATACTTCTCCTGTTTTACCAAGAGTTTTGAAAAAATCTATATTCTCTTGATTGTCACCTGATGAACCGCTAGTCATTTTTAAAACTAATGTTTTTTGAACTTCTTTTAATGGATTTCCAGAATTATCAATAAACATTGATGCAACTTGTGATGCCTCATTTCCTTGTGTTGGAGAAGAAACTAAAACTTTTAGTAATGCTTCTGTTCCTTTTTGATCACCTTTAAATAAGTTTGTTAAATTTATAATTTCTGTAGGGCTTACATTTTTTCCTTTAAGTTGTAAATTTATTGCATATTGTTGTTTTCTTGATATTCCTTCAAAACCTTTAATTGCCTCAACTGCCCCTCCAGCAATATCTTGTTCTGCTGTACCTTTGTATGCTGCTACTGCTCCTTTTTCAGAAGTTCTTAAAAGTGATGTGGCTGTTTTGGTAGAAGTTGTTTCTACATCATCAAAAAATTTTACAACCTGTTCATTAATTTGTCTATCTTTTTCAACTAAATCAAGTCTTTGTTTTTCACGCTTGTCTCTTAGTTCATCTGCTTTACCAAATTGTTTCTTTATTTCTAATTGTTCAATTAATTTTTGAGTTTGAGCATCAAAAGAATTTAAAAGTTCTTGACTTTGTTCTATTGCAATTGATTGAAGTCCAACAGCAGTTCCTGTTGCTTTTGCAATAGAAGCACCATTAAATAAACCAAATTTAGCAAGTTTAGCATTTTTTACGTTTGCAAATGAGTTTGCAATATTATTTTGTGCAGTATCAAGAAGTTTAACTCTAACTCCAATTGGATCTTCAAGAGCATTTTCTCCTTTAGGACCCATTAAACTTATTAACTTAGCATTTACACTAATTCCAAAAGAATAGTCATTAAGTTGTTTGCCTAATTCTGCAGCAATACTTTGTGCTTGTGATGCTGTTAAAGTACCACTTGCAATTGATGTTGCTAGTTGTGAAGCAATACCCTCTTGAGTGTCAACCTTGTTAGTTGCTTTCATACTACTTGCAATATCTTTAATTTTTTGCTGTCCCGTTTCACTTTGAACATATGCTTGTCCAAAAGTTGTTTTACCAGGTTTAATTTGAAATTTGGAAAAACTATCTGCCCTTCTTCTATTCATTAATTCGGTGCCAGTAACCTTATTAGTAAAAATTGCTAACTCATTTAAAGATTTTGAACTAGCACCCATTGCTTGAGTTGTTTCCATTGTTTTTGCTGCTAATGCTTCATTTTTCTTTTTAAGATACATATACCCTGCTCCTACAAGTACTAGGGCTGCTGCTAACGCTCCTGCTTGAGTTTTCATTAATGGTGCAGCCATGCTCAATCCCATTGCAATCATTGAGCCTTCCATGTTTCCAGTCATTCCTAGTGCCATTGATGCGCCCATACCAGCAGCACCAATTCCTGGAGCAAATCTTGCTATTTTTGTAGGGTTTTTTACTGATCTAGAAGCAAACTGTCCAGCCTTTGAAGCCTTTAGTCTTTCCATTGCTGCTTTACGTCTTCCTGGAGTTTGTTTAGTACCGTCAAAATCTTCTGCATTATCGGAGCCATATGACCCAAGACTAGAAATGTCTATAACTTCTTTTCCAGTAATTGGATCTATTATAGTATTAACATCGCCTTCACCACGTAAAACAAATCCGCCTTTATTTAATCCTTGTAAAAATCCTTTATTTTCTTGTGTTGATTTTTTATTTACAACAAAAGATCCTTGATTGAGCATCATTGGAACTGTATCTTTATTGCCTGTTCCTGGAACTATTGTTCCATTAGAACGTCTTTCAATTTTTCCACCGGCATTTATATATTGTAATGCTGGACCAATTTGTTGTGCTAGTGCTCTATCTGCAATAAATTCTCCTGGAGTTAATAATGCTGGTACCGTTTCTGGTTCTCCGTAACCTGGTGTTCCATTTTTTCTTCTTCTTTCTTTGACAAGAAAACCTCTTTGTTTTAAAACTCCAGTTAGCACACTTTTAACAAATGCATCTTCGGATCCTGGTTTAGATTGAGCCACGTTTATTAAAGTTTTAAATTCTTTCCGTTGTCTGGTAGTGGCATCAATCGATTCACGAAGCGGTTTATTTATTTTAGGATGTGGTGCTGCTTGTGATGATTCTGGCATCTTGCCATCACTTTTATTTCTTGGACCTACTCCTACATCTGTAAGTGGTGCTAATCCAGAACCATCTGGATTTAATGTTCTACTCCACATAGCATCAACTTTAGGCAGAAAACTTCTTGAAACTCCTGCAGTAGTTGTTTGGCCTCTTGATGATGTCATAAAATTATCAAACATTTCGTTGTATACTGGTCCGCCTATTGGTTGTTTTTCAGAAATGGCTGCTGCAAACGCTACTCGTTGCCCCATACTAGTAGACCACGCTAATTTAGCCCTAGCACCAGTTGCTGTTCCGACAATTTGACGAATATCTGCTGATAATTGTTCTTTTGCAACCACAGCCATTCGGTATGCTTGTAATGCCTTAACTCTTTCAGTTGTTCCTGGAGTTGCATTTAGATATCGTTGTCTTGTTGTTTCTTCATGATTTTCAAGTATGCCTTCTGTTCTTATAGCGTCTTCGTGGGTAAGTGGATATGGCTCTGGAAGATCAAGAAATGCCTTGCCTGCTGTTCTTGCGCTGTTATTGCTTTGAGTTAAATTATTATATCCTTGATCTCCAACCATTGTATATCCAGCACTTTTTCTCAAACCAATAAGGCTATCTCTTGCTGCTCCCATATTGCCTCGTGTGTGTACTGGGGGGTTATTTCCATGTGAATCTTCCCAATGTAACAAGGCAGTTCCAGCAACACCACCTGGTCTAATGTTTAACAGGTCTTGTTCTTCCGCCAGCAATCTAAGCCTAGTTCTTTCTTTATTTGCTGCAATTCTTGCTGCCTCCGCAGCCTTTTCTTCTTCAGTGCCTTTAAACCTTCTTACAAACCCACCTTTATTAAATGTAGCAGCAGCATGAATTGGTTGGAATTTTGACCAATCAACGTTTGCTCCAGCCTTAAGTCTATCAATCATATTTTGATAAACAATTGTTTCTGTTGGATCTAAATCCCAAGATTTAATAAGTTTTTCTAGTCTTGGTATTGTTTCACTAATTTCTTTTTTTATTGCAGCATCATATTCTGTTGGAGACATTTTTGCAGCAAGACTAGATGTTTCTTTTGCAAAAAATTGTTTTGCTCCGCCACCTTTTACACCACCAAGATTAACCATTGCTTGTTCTTCCATGCTTGGCATTACTTTGGCAAACTCTCTAAATCCAGAGGCTCTATCATGTACCCCAGCAGTTCCAACATCTGCAACAATATTTCCAGAAACGTTTGCCCTTTGTAAGTCTTTGTCTCCTCTTAGTGTTGACGCAACTAACTGTTTAACCATGTCCTTTTGTGAGAATTGTCCATCCATTGCTGCTATTCTAGGATCATAAGGGGACTCAATAACAATAAATTTTCTTTCCCCTGTTGGGTCTGTTGGATCCATCATTGTTCTAATAGTTTGTTTTGGAGATACCATTTTGTGTGCGGCTCTTACAATTTCTGTAGCACGAATTTCTGCTAGTGCAGTACCTTCATCCATAGTTGGTTTTACTACAACTAAATCTCCATTAGGTTTTCTGTATACCCCGCCAACTCCACGAGCAGGAAAACTAAATCCAGTGAATGGTTGATGTAATGTTCCAAAATCGGTTGGTGGCACGTCTCCATATTTTCCAGCCTTTACATTATCCGATATCTTGTTTAGCGTTTGTCTAGACGTTGTTGCTTTTGCTGCTGAGGTTGGCATACCAATAAATCTTGCTGGTGGCTTTGGTTGTGCTGCTGCTACCTGAGCAGCAACTACTGCTTTAGCATGTTCTATTGATCCTACACGGAATTTTGGTAATGTTGGATCATATCTTGGTCCTCCCTTTACTTCCCCTGCCCAAGGATTTTGTATATTTTTAAACTTTCCAGTTCCTACACCACGTAAAACAAAACCACCTTTGTTTAACGCTGGTAATAATCCCCGATTTTCTTGTGTTGCTTTTTTATTTACAACAAATTCTCCAGGAGTTAACATTGCTGGAACTGTGTCAGTGTTTCCACTTCCTGGAACAAGTCCTCCCTTATTAAATTTCTTTGGTGTAAAACCAGGTCTCATCATTCCTGGATTTACTCTAGCAAAATTGTTTGCTGCAACTACTCCTCTTTGATATGCTGCTGTTAATTGATTTGCAGCCTGTGTCTCTAAAAGAAAACTTTGTCTTAGTCTGGAATGTGCTTGATCTAATGAGGCTGCAACTGTTGTTGCTTCAATTTGTGCTGAAGTCATATATTGAGTTTGTTCGCCAAGAACTTTAGACTGGCCCCCAAGATTCATAAATCCTTTTCTTAAGGTAATAAATAATTTAATAATATTTGCTGCACCATTTGCAATTAAACCAAATGTCATCAATAATGCAGGACCAATAAGACCAACAATACCAATAAATCTTACAATTCCGGCCTTTACTCCATCACTAAGCCCATTAAATTTTTCAAGTATTTTGCCAATAAACTCTACTATTGGAGTAACAGCCTTTAAAAATTGTTCTCCAATTGGTGCTAATGTTACTTTAAGATCTTCCATTGTTTTTTTAAATTTTGTACCAGTTGCATTTTCTACTTTAGCAAGTTCTCGTTCAGATAAAATAGCAAGTTCTTCAATTGAGTTTGATGCTAAATTAAGAGTTCTGGATGCTTGAGTTCCATCTTTTGTAATATTTTGAAATAATGTTGAAAGTCTTGAAAACTGAAACTTGCCAAACAATTGTTCAATTGCTCTTGCTCTGTTTAGTGGATCAAGTGTGTCTAGTGCTTGTGCAAATTGAATAACGGTTGATTTAATATCTCCCTTGTTTGATTCAACTATGCCCTTAATATTAACTCCAAAATCTGCTAAAAATGCAGATGCTTTTTTGCTTGGATTAATTAATGATGCAAGGCCAGACTTTAATGCGTTGGCACCTTCTGAAGCATTAATGCCACCCTCTTTCATTGCAGTCATAAAGAATGCAAGGTCTTCAACATCTCCACCAAGTTGTCTAATAACTGGGGCAGCCTTTGGAATTGCAATAGTTAAATCTTCAATATTTAAAACTGTTTGGTTTTCTACAGCGTTAAGAAAATCAATCTTTCCTCTTAATTTATCTGCTTCTATTCCAAAAGCATTTGTTAATGATATTGTTGTTTCTAATGCCTGCTCTTGTTCAACTCCTCCAAGAACTGCAAGTCTTGTTGCTTGTGCAACCTGTGCCATTAAGTCGGCACCCATTTTTCCTGTTGCTGCTGCGTCTGCTGCAATTTGCATAGTTTTTTCAACAGCAACTCCATATTTAGTAAACTGTTTTGCTAATAACTCAACTTCTTTTAATGCTCTAGAAGTTTCAGCGGAAGTTGTAAACATTTCACCATAAACACGTTTAAATCTAATGGCTTGTTTTTCTAATGCCATAAATGTTTTGCTTGAAGAAACTGCCAACATACTAAGTGGAATTGTAAAACCAACCATAAGTTGACGACCAGCCCACTGTGTATTTTTACCAAAATTTAAAAGATTAGTTGATCCTTGTTTTAATAACTGATTTAATAATTGTTGTTTTTGTGCAGCCAAAGCAGTTTTAGTTGCAAGATTATTCATGTCTAATGTAAGAGGTCTTACGGCTATAGCCTTAATTGCACCATTTGCATCTCTACCCATTTTAATATATTGGGTTTGCATTGTTTTAACACGTTCTTCTGCTACCTTGCCAATTGTGTTAAACTCTGTTTTGAAAAGTTTTCCAAATGTTTTTGTTGCACCACCAGCATACCTAAAATATTCACGAGTTGAAAATTTGTTTTTTTCTAATGAGTCAGTGAAACTATCAGTAGAACTTTTTATTGTTGTAATGCTTGCTGCAAATTTTCCAGTTGCATTTACACTATTTATAAGATTGCTTGTTAAGTTGGCTTGAGCCCTTGCTGCTGCTTTATTGCTTGTTGCAATTGCGTTATTAAACTGAGAAAGTTGTGCTTGAAGTGATTTTAGTTGTGCAAGTGCTTGAGAGGCGTCAAGATTAACCTCAATATTGGATTGAACATCAGCCACTCATAACACCTCTTCTTAGTTACATATTTAGCAAAGAACCATCTGGAAGACTATTACCAGACGCTGCCTCAACAATTTTATAAACTGTAGGCAAATCTAAATTCTCTTCAAGGGCTTTTAGGTCTTGTGACAATTCAGGCTTATACTGTTGCATTGCAATTGCTACACATTCCATTAGGATATTCATTGATTTTTCATTGTCTTCTGATACTGCTGCAATACCCTCAAACTTTTTCATAAAGGGACGGAGTAGTGAGATCTTTAACGGTCTAACTGAAATCTTTGTTCCGTCAATAAGAACAACTACATTCTCATCTGCTTTTGCTGCTGTTGCCATTTCTTTCTCCTTTGGTTAAGTTAATTAATTATATCATGAATACGTTTATTTTTTAGTTAAATCTTCGTAATCCAAGCCCATTCCAATACCAAACCCTGCTCTTGCTGCATTAGGACCTTGTAACGACAACACATCATTACCATCACTTGTTTGCCCACCACTAAAGACTCTTGCTTTCATGTCTTCCCATTCTTTTTGTCCCTTGCCATTTTGATTATTTTTATCTAAATCTACACCCTGAATTGCTGCTAAAAATTTTTTTTCTTCATAATCTAAATCTCTTTTTGAAGACAAAGTTTGCATTAATTCTGGAATAGAAAGAGATGTTTCTAACTCTTCATAGTTTTTCCATATGCCCAAAGTAAAAACTTCTGCTTCTAGTTTTGCTAAATCTAAATCAAACCAACCTTGTTCTTTCTCTTTGTCTTTTGATATTTCTTTAATTGGCGTTTCTTCTTCTTTTGTTGTTTGTGGTTTTATCTTAATTCCGGCTGCAATTTCAACAATATCATATAGGGTATTAAGATCTACATGTTCTTCTAAGTCTAAAAATAAACCAGGATTGTATTGTTTCATGCAAACCCTAGAACATTCTAATAAAATTTCAATAGATTCATCATCATTTTTTGAACCTTCCATGCCAATAAATATATCCATAAACTCTCTCATGTATTTAATCTTTAAAGGAGAGCACTCAAGAACTTGATTGTTTAGTAATACAATTTGAGATGTTTTAAATACTTTTGTAGCCATTAGTTAATTTTAGCATAAAACAACAAAACCCACTCCCGTTATGAGAGTGGGTTATTGTTTACTTTTTACTTAGGCTCCGACGTAGTTGGTGCCAGATCCATCATAGTAGGTACGATCAACGATCTTACCATATGTTGCTGTTGTGTCATCTGGAAGCATACGGAATGAAACTTCAAACATAGAAGCCTCTTCACGCTTTGCTGAAACTGTAACAGCCTCAATTGAAAGAGCACGGTATCCAATGTATACACGCTCTACTGAGTCAGACTTGTCTCCATCACCAGTTCCTGGACCTACTGCAACGATACCACGCTCAAGTGGTACTTCTCCAATGTCTCCTGCTGATAGTTGAAGTGTACGACCTGCTGATGTATTCTTTGTTCCAGTTAATGCTGATGCTTTTCCTGCAGTTGCAAGAAGTAAATTTTCTAATGTTGCTTCGGCAAAAGCGGTAGCAAGAGTAACTTGCATTCCCTGCTTGTATAGTTTAGCAACGTCAAGAACCTGATCTACGGCTACCTCGCCAAAATCTGGTGTGAAGGTCAATTCAAGACCATTCATTGTATAACCTACGTTGTCAAAATCTGGATCTGATGACAAGGTAGACTTATATGACTCTGTAGACACAAATGCAGGAACTGCAGTTGCACCTGTTGGTGTAAGTTTGTAATCTGCAACGAAAATTGCTGCTGCACCTACGATAATATTTGTGGATGTACCACGTGAATATGCTGCCATTTTTAACTCCCTTTTTCAATTTTTTTTCTATATTAAGTTATCAAAGCATTATTAATGCCTTCTCTAAACTATTATATCAGCCTTTTTATGTATAATATGGGGCTAGGTCATTTATAGTATGATAGTCATACTCAATAATAAACTTATTTAAAGTCAATCCACGCAGAGAAGAAAGTTCCGTTAAGTCTCTGACCTCTTCTAACTGATAAACTTTTATGTCATGAAAATAAACATTTCTAATTAAAGGCACTGATAAATCTAAAAGAGGGGTGTCTCCATCTTGTTTTTTCATTGTCCATCTATTTAGGTCTTCGGCTGCTGCATCTGCTCTATCTAGTAATTGAGATAAAATTGTGCTAACATCTAAAATTTTGCTGGGAGTTGAATATACATAATACAATAACTGCTCACACTTAAGAGGATACAAACCACTTCTTCTATATCTAATAAGTCTGTCATATTGAACAATTACGTCTGGCTGTGTATTTAATGCAATGCCTTCATCATCATATTGCGTTGGTATGTCCACTCTGTTTTTGCTTAAGTCATCAATTGCTGCTGCGTTAGATGGTATTGTCAAAACACTAAGGCCGTATTCATTTAATGCTGCTTGAATAAAAGCATTTATCCAAATTGGTGGAAAGGGTAAGTTTATTATATCTTTTGCCATTTTACTCTACCTCCACATTAATGTTTGTAATCCAACGATAGCCAACTTCTCTACCCTTTGTTTTTCCAATCTTTGATCCTGCTCTTAGATTGCTTTTGTATGCTCTTGGATTGCTTAAGTGATCATAAATTCCAGAAGCCCTTAGAAATGTTTGTTTAAAATAATAATTCATAAAATTATCAAATGTTTTTTCATAAGAACCTTGAACCCAGTCTCCTCCAGGATTTGAAACATTAACTGGATTTTTTGTAAAAATTTGTTCTCCACCAACATCAAAAGAAAGCACAGAAGCATTTCTTGGTTTAATTACAACTGGTTGACCATACTCCATAATTCTTGCCTTGTTGTAAAATGGAACTGAAGAACCTTGTTTAATTGATGTTGATTGTTTAAAATTAGAAATAATAGATAACCCTAAATTACTTACGGTGTGGTCAACTTGAAAAAGTCTTTTAGATGCCATTCCAACCTTGCCCCATTCATAAACGTGGTGCATAGACATTGGATCCATTCTTGCATTTGCATCAACAAACATCTTTAATGCCTCTACTGTTTCTTTTCCTAAATTATTTAAAAATACTGTTTTTCCTTTTTGCATTCCTTCAAAAAATCCAAAGGAGTAATTAACAATATTATTCATCTGTTTGGCAAATTTTTTATCATTAAATACAGCCTGCATTAGTCAGCCCCGCTTTGGTTTTCTGTTCTTCGTAAAACAACCTTGTAGTAATCTATTGTACCAAAAGGGTTTACAACTGGATCGTAGGTAGCAATTTCATAAATTGTACCTTTTCCAGAACGTTCTCCAGAAGTTTCTTGATATATAAGTTCATCCATACTGTTTCTTATGTTTGTAATAATAATGTTTGTAAGTGAGTTATTTTCTTTATTTGTTGACTTACGAATGTCATTTTTAATTCTTCCAATAAGCATATTTTCATTTTTTGTAAAAACCTTTGCCTTAATATCTTCTGCTAATGCAGTTCCTCCTGAAGTAAAATTAACAATAACGCTTTTGTCAAAAATCCAATTCTTTAAACCAGATCCATACATATCACGTTGAATAGTTGGATAGTATATGTCTGCAATCATTGGATACAAAAAATCTGTTGCTTCGCATGACATTACAATACTCCGATTTTAACTCTGGAATCCGATATATATTTTGAAAGAATTTTATCAACTAAAAGATTTCCAGTACCATCTAGTATTGATTTATGGAATTGAAGTTTAAATTGATCTGTATTATAAGTAGTTACATATCTCTTATAGTAATCTAATTTTCCACAACGAATATCATCCATAAGCATTAATGTTGCTTCTTTAATATCAAGAGGTACTACTTTATATCCCGTTTCTAAAACAAAAGTAAAGTCTGATTGGTTATCAAAAGAATTACCATAACCAATTGGTCCAAGCCAATCTGATTGAGCAGTTGGCAAAAATAATGGAGCCTGTTCTGATCTGTTATATTCTCCTGGTACATCTTTAATAATTGCAGTACCATTATCACTTAATTTATAGGTAATTCCAAAAATTGCAGGAGTTGTTAAACTGCTGTCATACCAAAGAATGTTATCTTGATATACTTTTAAAACTTTATGACTTCTATAATTGAGTGGAACATAATCAGTTCCAAGTCCTACGTGCTCGGTTGTTTTCTTTTTATAATAAAATCCTTCTTGGAGAACTGCATCAATAATAGATCTGGCTAAAAATTCTTGTTTTTTATACTCTGCAATTTCAGTTGCTGTTGTTGCTAAATCATTTGGATCGGCATATGGTCTGTAAATTTCAAGACCATCTTGAACAACTATGTCAGCGCCTGATCCGCTTTCTACTTCATAGATTGTGAGGGTATAAGATCCATCATATTTTACGTAATCGTCATCTAAAACATAAGATATTTTTTTGTTGGCATTTGAAGTAACTTCTTCTTCAATTTCTGTAAAACCTGGACCTTCGATAACCAATAAGTAGTCAGCATAGGCATTTGGAACATCATAGGTAATAGTGATTGGGTATGGCGGAAGTCTCAGTACTTGCATTATTTAATACCGTAGTGCTTTGCAAGTTCTAAAGCGCTAGCCTCTCTAACTGATTTGTGTTGTAGGTATATATCAATAAATTCTGTTTTAACAATATTATAGCCTTGATCTATGTGTCCATATTTATCAAAATAAAGGTTTTTATCAGAGTAAATTACTGCCTGACTGTTTTGTTCTTTTACTTCAACAATCTTTTCTGGTGTTATTTTTTTTACAGTTGACATTTTACTCCTTTGTTATTATTATATCAGATCTAATCAAAAAGGGCAGAGGTTCAATCCCCTGCCCAAATTGATTTTTAACTAATTAAGCAGAAGCAGCAATGTCCTTGTAGGCAATTGCATCTTCTTCTTCAATTTGAACACCAAAACGTACGAATACGGTGTATTCAATTGTGTCTTTCTTTGGAACATATTGACGATTGACGGTAATATCCCGTTGGAATCCCCAAATACGGTTCTGTGGGAAAGTAAGATCGCAATAATCTGCTGGGTAGTAAGGAACTTCCATTACGTCAACGCCAAGTACACGAGTGGTACGGGCTCCTCCGAATGTCTGTCCTACGCCATCAAGATAGTCTTGACGATTTGCTTGTGTGCTACCGTTACGGCTTGAAAAAGCCTCAGAAATAGCATCTGCAAGGGTACCGTTATTTTTAACGATACTCTGGAATACATCTGTACCTGCATAGAACTTAAGATTGTTCTTAAGTGCACGATACTTACGTGGCATTGCATTGATAATGCCTTGCATAACTGGAGTTGTCCAGTTATCTGATACAACTGCTGGAAGAACTGAATCGTGTGCTTGACCCGCTCCGCTTCCTGTTGTAGTTTTCTTAACAAAGCCTTCCATAATAGAAAGGAATGATCCTGTTGAACCATCTCCGTTAATAGCCAAATCTTCGATATCATTACCGAATGCATTGGTCATCAAACGAACAAGATGATCTTCAAGAGCAGCACCTTCAATATTATCTTCTAGACCTTCTGATGTAACTTCCCAATCAAGACGAATCTTTTTGGTTGTTAATTCTACTTTAGAAAAAGTAGCACCAGCGTTTGTATATGCACCACTGCCTTGAGCAGCAGCACGAATTACACGCTCACCAACGTTAACTTTTTCAAGTTCCATTGTATTTGCTCGCATTGTAACTCTACGTCCGTCTTTTGCAAGAACAGTTGCGTCCCAAACATAGTCAATAAATTGACGAGCCTGCTCAGGTCGTAGAATTCCACTACCTGCTGCACCCGAAGGATTTACAGCGTTTGCTCCGGTTGTGATTCCGGAAAGAGCGGTAGGAATATTTCCTATAACTCCTAATGCTGGAGTTGTTACTCCACCAATTCCACCGGAGGCAAATCCACCCTCAGCGTTATAAGCGCCTGGTACGGAAACTCCTGGTTGATTTTTAATGATTTCTTCTGACATATTGTTCACCTCCAAGTGAATTTTTACTTAAATAGGTCGGATTCTGTGAGGAAACGTCCGCCCCATATTGATTTTTGAACCATTTCTGGCTCCTGAACAATCTCACCGAGATCGCCAGACTTGCGGAAAGCGGTGTCTTGCTCTACAGCATCCACTCTCTTTCCAAATACATCGTAAGAATCCTTAACTTCTTTAACCTCACCGGAAATGTTTTGGATTGACTTACTTAGATCAGCAATTTGAGTCTGTAGGTTTAGTACAGTCTCTTCATTTAATGATTTAACCATTGCTGTTAGATCGCCAAAGGCATTAGCAAGAGTATTCTTGATTTCAGCAATTGCATCAACTGCAGTGTCATCAGACTTAGCGATCTCTTCTGTTTTTTCAACAGTCTCGACAACTTCTTCTGATTTAACAATCTCAGTTTGAACAACTGCTTCATTTGTTTCAACTGCAACAGTTTCTGCAACTTCAGCATCTACGCTTTTAGTTACAACTGTCTCAGTTGCCTCTGGTACGACCTCAACATTATCAACAACGTTTGTTGTCTCTTCTGTCATAGGACTTACCTCCTTTTGCATCTTAATTGCACTAATGCCTTTTGCACTATCAACTAAGAACTTTATCATTTTATCTTTGTCTGTATCAGACTTTTCAACAAAACCTATATTTTTCATTTGACTTCCGCTTGTAGGACTTAATTCAAAATCATTTTCTGAAATCATAATTAATCCAGACTCTTTATCCCAAAAAACATTTTCTACTGCTAGGTCAGCAATATCGCCTTTCATAACGTTTATTCCATCAACTTTTTCAATTGATACAACACTAGCAAATTGATTTGCTGGGCTATCAACAAGGGACAGTTCAAATAAATCATAATCTTTAATAATTCTAATTGGGCGATCTACTTTTTCATCATATCCATCATCCCATTTATTCATAATTCCACCAATTGAAAATCCAGAAAGAGTGCCATCTAAAACCTTTTCCCAAGTGTTTTGCGCTCCTTTTGAAACGTAAGCAGAAACAAAAACTCCTGAGTAAAACTTTTTTGAGTCGGCATCAAAGTACTTATCTTCTTTAAATGAAACCATCTTACCAACTGCAGATGGTTGATGCATTTCTCTTATGTTTCCTTTAAACGCAGCAAATGCTTTTATGCTTGCATCGCTTGTTACAATGTCATTTTGTTTGTCTAAATTATCAAGAGTTGCAAATCCCGAAACAATTCTGCGCTCTTGATCAATCTTTGAGATTGGCATAGACAATCTAAGATTGTTGCCATCCGATTTCCAATGCGCTTTATTAATGATATCCATATCCTTACTATTATACCAACTATTTTAATACTTTTTATTACTTAGAAGATCTGCCTTCGCCTTGTGCATTTCTTCCAGAAATTGTGGATGGGCTATCAGAATTATTGTTTGCTCTTTGTGAATCTCTTTCTCTATTCCCTGCTAAATTTGCTCTAGCATCTGTTTCTTGTCTTGGACTCATTTCAAATGGAGTGTCTCCATCTTTAATCATTGGCAATCCAAGTTTCTCTCTTGCTTCATTTGGCATCATTACTTGGGTCTTAACATACCGTTCAAGAATTTGAGACTGAGAAATTTCATCAGTAAGCGTAAGTTCGTTAAATTTAAGTTCAAGAATGTCGGTTTTTTCACGAATAATTTTGTTAATTAGTTTTGATATTTCGTTTTGTGCTGGACGAGAAACCTGTTCTTTAAATGTACGATCTTGTGCAAGTGCGTTGGCAATTGATCCAGAATCTCCACCACCTAATTTAGACAATGGAACCTGATGGGCCACTAGAATATCATTTCTATTTTGAAGCCTATACTCTTTAAAAGATCCTTCTTGAACACCATTTTCAATTGGCTTCATATCAAATTCAACTTTATTATTTTCAGTATCTCCTGGAAGTGGAATATACAGGGTTCTGTGAGACTGACCTTTTAAACCAGTTTGTAAGAATCTAAACATTTTGTCTTCTGCGTCTGCACTTAACTTGGCACCTTTAAGTGTAATGATATATCTTGGAACTGCCTTGTTCTCAAAATAATCAATATTGTAATTTGATGCAAGTTGATCACCAATAAGTGAAGAAAGGGCTGAAATAATATCTGGAACTCCATAAAAAGTATTTAATGGAGAGTATTGTTTAAAATGAATAACTTCATTTGGTCTTGTGTCTGTTGTTACTGGGTTTTGATTCTTTGCCCCAAAATTTCTAAAATATGTAACTGCTGGCTGGATAATCTGAACATATCCGTCATTTAATCTGCGAACACGCATTGTTGTTGATGGAATGTGACCAATGTAACCAATTTCTCCTGTTACTTTACGACCAACTTCCATGTATCCGTTTCCAGTTGCCTGAACATCTACATAAATTTTTTCCATAATTTTTGTAAAACTATCATCATCGTTAAGATTTTCTAACCAATCACGCATTTCAATCTTTGCTCTTTCAATCCTTTTGCGAGCACGGCCAAGAGAGTTTTCGTCCTCAACGTTTTCAAGTTTTAGCATGGTACGTGAAGAAACAACAAAATCATAACCAAGACCAACAACGTTTTCTACTTTAGCGTCAATTGCTGCGTGGTTTGCAAAAGATGTATCGTAAAAATTTGCTAATTCATAAAGGTTGTAAGGAGGTGTAATTACATCAAAAAGCCCATAACCATTTCTAACTGCTGTTCCTGGATTGATGGCTTTTGATTTTGTGTTATCTGTACCAGACTGAACTGCATTTGCGCTATCTAAATATGCGGAAGTTGGATCTACTGCCTTGCCAAGAGTACGAGCAGTGCGCCTTTTAAAATTTTGATCAAGATTGTTTAAATTTTTAATAAAATCCCAGTTTTTATTAAAAGGATCGTTCTTTTTAAATTCATCCTCTTTGTCTGCAAGATTATCAATACTTGCTCCAAGATAGTACTCTTCTTCATCAATCATCGGAACCATGCTCCTTTATTGTTTGCTGTGCTGCATGAACTGCGCCCAAATCATTCATATTGGGAATAAGTCCTTCTTTCATTCTGGCAATCTGTTCGGAGTATTCCATCTCACTTACACGGCTTACACCAGGATGAAAAACTGGTTTTCCTTCTGGCTGACCCCAATATTCTGCTGCTTTGCGTAATTCCATAATCTTTTCAAGATCACCTTTACGTGCAGGAATGTTTAAAAGGTTTCCGTGACCATCTCCAAAGACCTTGCCGTTGGGTTTTTCCCAAAAATATAAACCCCAGTCATAGTTTTTTTCAATAAGTTTGATCTTGGACTTACCAACTTCTCCTGGTTTTTTCTCTCTCATAACCATTAGTATACCATATTATGCTACGGTTGATATAGAACTTTGCCAAATGGCGTCTTTAAATACTTTCAAATAGTCAGTCTCCATATAAATACCTTCATTGTCATCTATAATAATTTTATTTGTTCCAACATAATTTTTATATACTTCTCCAGCATTAACAATATACCTGCTGTCTCTACTTTTAACTAAAACGCTATCCCAATTTGAATTGTCCCATACGTTCCAATTTTGACCATCTACTTCTCCCCAATTTCTAAACAAAACTTGCTGTTCAAGTTGTGAATTAGTACCTTTATAAAAAGATATGTTGTTAAAAGTCATTAGATGCTTTAAGTTTATTTTTCCATTATAAGAGTTTAGGCCTAAGTTAACTGGGAAAGATATACCTAAAACAGTCCATCTTTGAATTGATATAGTTGGCTCTGTTACATAAAGTCCATTTAAATAATAAGATAATTCTGTAAACGGCAGGTCATCCGATTTTGTTTTAGCAAAAATAGTTGCTCTATCTGCATTTGATGAATTAGCCTGAATATAAAACTCAATAGTGTCACCTGCATACTCTATTTCAAACATTAAAACTGGATCTTCAGGAAATGCCCATAGGTCTGACCTGATAAACATTTGAATAGCACTTAAAGAATACTTAATGTCTAAACCTGGATTAATGTCAATACTTAACCCACGATTTAAATTGTTTAGTCCATCTCTTAATTCAATCCCGCTTTTTCTTGTAAGGTATAGGTATGGAACGCTTTCTTTGTCAATAACATATGGATTAAATCCTTTATAATCAGGGATACCACTTGCTAACTTGTATGGAACCAAGTCTATTGCATATCTACTTTTTATTGGATTTGAATCATTTGCATTTAAACTTTTTGCTGCAAATTCTATTTTTCTTAAAGAAAGTTTATTATGTAATATACCAAATACTTTAAACCTAATAGAATAAACCATTGATATAGTGTTAAAGTCAATATCTTTTGATGGATAGATTAAATAATTGTCAACAATCTCAAACCTTTCAGTCTGCCAATCTGCCTCAGTATTTAAATTTAATATTCTTTTCTTAATTGCTGGATTTGTTGTTGCATAGTCTGCGTCTGCTTGTGTAATTCCTTGAGAAATATCTTGAAAAGTAACATATACTCTTACGTTTGAATTGTTAGTATTTAATGAATCAGAATTGTCTACCCAGTAGGTGTCTCCTTCTTCTTTTACTTCAGATGGTACTGGATAGTCAATATTAAACTGAATAAAATCAATATCTGTTATAGTTTCTTCATCTTCATCTAAAACATCTTTTGCAAGTACTGATAATGGAATGTAGTCTTCCCAGTATCCAAAAACCGAAATATCAATAAAAAACTTTCCATAATCTTCAAAAGAAAATAGAGTATAACTAGAAACATGATCAATAATAGAGTTTGAAAAATTAAAAGTGCCGTCATCATAAAAATATGAGTCTAAAGTAAAAGATGTATGTTTATATGTGTTAATTCCAACGCTATATATATTGCCAGTAAACATATTTTCTTTATTTGGTTGGCTTCCAATGTATAGTTTTAATGATCCTGGATTTGCAAAAAATTGAGCAAGACCACCTGTTGTATTGTTTGCAATTAGTTTTGAAATTTGAATTCCGGCAGTAAAAATTCCAACGGGACAAGTATGTGATCTAATTGTAGTTGAAACTCCAGCATAAGTAAAAACATAATTTAGTAGAGTAGATTCTTTTTTGATGGCAAAACTGTTTACTCCGTCTGTTATATATAAAAACATAGCGTTTTGATTTTCTTCTAATTTAAATGTTCCAATAATAGAATCTATGGTGTTTGAAATAAATGAAAGACTTTCAAAATATATATAAGAATCAGTTCCCCAAGTTCCAGATGGCTTCAAACTAAAAAATTTAGATCCTGTAGTTTGAATTAATTTATTGGCAGCCTCTAGTTCAGTTATGGTTTTATTGTCAGACAAAATAAAATTAGGCAATTCATAATCCGGAGTTTTAAGTGTTGATATTCCAGGAATTAAGTTATCTTCAATTCCAGAATCCCAAGATCTTGTAGTTGGATATGTTATGTTATTGCTATATTCTGCAAATGGATAGTCTATCTCTACTGTTAATCCACCATAATAATTATCTATAATTTCTGGTGTTGTTGGAATACCTTGACCTAAAATATAATGAATTTTTGCTGCATTTGTTGAAATAGAGTATGGATATAAAGAAATGCAATCAATCTTAATTTGATCCACATATTCTGCATATGCATAAAAAGCAATCCAGTCATTACTTTTACTTGTTTCTAATTCATCATATTGTGAAGGAAGATTCATTAATGATGTATTAATTACCAAAGATCCAACTTCTTCGCCATTAACCAAAAGAGTTGCTTGATTTTTAATAAGTTTAATGTGAACAAGCATTGGTCTATACCATTCACCAACAAAATGTGAAACAAAATCGCCATCAATTACTAAAGTTAAAAAACAATCTTTTACATATAAACCATCTGTTGATCCCATTGGTCCCAAAATTCTTTTTGCATCTGACGTATTTACGTCTGCCTGTAGCCAAACCTCCAAAGTATAGTCATTGTGTCTGCCAGATTCGTTTAAAAATCCATACCCTGGAAAAATAAAAGATGGTTGAGTATTTGCAATTAAATCTGCTTCATCTACAAAATAATTTATATCTGTCCAAGAATCTTCTGTATTTTTCCAATAAGACCAACTTTCTTCAGCAACCTGTTCCCAAGTTCTATAATCAATTATTTCTGAGTGTGGAATTAACTGAACTGCTCTGTCTGATCCATAAACAAGCGGTACACCAAAATTTTTACCAGCCAAAGAATTATTGTCAACAACATAATATCCGCTATTTGCATTAAGACCATAAGCGTCTGCTTCAACAACTCCATCTAAAGATAAATTAATAGTTGCTGGACTTGAAAGTTTTGTTTGACCTAATGATATTGCATTAAACTCTTCGCTATGTTGACCTGCAGTAATTCCATTAAAATGAATATTATAGTCTGCAATGGTTGCTCCTCCTGGAGATGAAACAACTTTTATAACAAATTTAAATTCTTTATCAAGATCTGGAAAAGTAAATGTTGCTGTAATTGGAGTCCAAACTTGTGATTCAATGACTGTAAAATCTTTAAACTCTGATCCTCCATCATACTCATATCCAATAGATATTGAAACAATGTTTGCACTTGCTGTATAGTAGTATGTGCTTAAAGCAAAGGTTTGTAGTGTAGGATTTAAAGATTGAAAATTTACTAGGTTTGCACTTTTTATATAAGATGTCGTATTTGAAGGTGCAACAGGAAGCGTAGATCTAAAAACTTTACGATAACTATTTGGAAAAGGCTCAACTTGGTTTTCTGAATTAATCTGTGGAGTTGACCCAGTAATGACTGTTCCACTTGTTTTAGTCCAAGTATTAATATCTCTTTGTGCTTCTGATATTAAAGATATGTAGTCTGCGGAATCATCTAATGGCCAAATTGCAAGCGGATGCTCAGCAAAAATTTTCTCGGCATATAAATTAGAAGGAATATTCATTATTAGTCTATTTTATCATACAATGCGGGTAAACCATCTTGGTAATGTGTATCTATTAGTTCCTGTGACAGTTTTTACTCCGTGAACAAAATCTGGTGTGTCTGGAAAACATACTAAATCTCCTGCCTCTGGTTTAATTATAATTTCTAACTCTGGAAAATAAATCTCACCGCCAGAATAATTATCATTTATGTATATAAGGCAAGCAATATCATTTGTTCTAGTGACATCAAAATGCTCATGCATAGATGCACCAACTTCAAATCTAGCAATATGATTTAAATTTGAAACATAATTTACAAATGGTCCAGGATAATTTTCTAATACAAAATCATAAACTTTTTTTTGATACTCATTTAAAATTAAAAATTCTTCAGAAACATCTGATTTTGCAATACCAGAATGAAATGCTTTAAATTCTTTTTTTGTATTTCCAAATTCTGTAAACTCTGAATCAACGCTTAATGCAAAATTATATAGCATACTAGAAACTTCTTTTGGCATAAAAGTTTTTATATGCTTTATTTTAGATAAACGATCTTCCATTAAGAAACCTTAATTTCGCAGTAGTCTGTTGTGCAATACATTTCTCCAACGGAATCAAGATTCTCAATACCGTCATAAATTGCATCAAAGTTAATGTGAGCAACCTTTCCGACATAAGCATCATACTCTTCTTTAGTAATTTGTGTGTATGGCTGTTGTGGATAAGTATGATTTCCCATTGGAAGGAATGAAACTGCTTTTAATTGACCTTCGTACATGTGAAGTGCTGGAGCAATATGTTTTGTTTCTGTTTCTTTGTCAAAAGATAAAGTCACAGATACCCCATTGTCCGACCAATACTTCTGTGTTGTTGCAGCAAGACCAATTTTTTCAAACAAACTTACATCCTTCTCTGATCTTGGATGTCCAGAAGATACTGGGAAATATACTACTGTAGTATTTGCTGATACTAGATCGTCTTCAATTTTATACCCTGCTGCTTTAAATAAATGTAGCATTGGATCTGTATTTCCAAAACGAATTGCACGTAAGAAGTATTCTCCACCAACAGACCAGTGAACTCCTGGAGATGCTCCAGAAAGTAATGAAACTGATCCTGAAGGTTTTACTGTAGTTACACGAATTGATTCACGAACACATAGCCATTCTGAATACTGCTTGTCGTAGTGGCGAATCTTATTGTATCCTTCGTCCATCCACTCTCTGGTTGTTGGCATTCCATTGATATCAGTAAATGATGCAATACCAGTTAATGATGTTCCAATTCTACGGTTTCTTTGCATAATACCGTTTGTAATTTGCCAATGTGTTGGAAGTAAAGTTACAGTTTTTCCATAAAGATATGCAAATTTCAAGGTACGCATAAAGTCTTCTTTGTCTGTATGACGATTTAAATGAACCTCAACTAATGTACATAGTTCATAAGACTCTAGTGGTTGTTCTGCACAAGGATTGAAACCCATAACACGATAGTCTTTTCCATCTGCTGGATCTGCTAGTCTTCCATAATTTCTTGCAACATCAAGCCAAATAAAACCAGGCTCTCCATTATCTGCAATTAAATCCACATAATCTTCGTAGTGAGTTCCAACCTCAGCAGCAATAGAGTTATTGCTCATCCATGCCCATCCTGGATTTTCTGAATCAAATGAGTTACGATCTGGAAATAGTTCTGAGTTTTTAAGATTAATAAAGTCTTTATCATTTGGATTTCCAAGAGCAAGTGTTGCAGATCTACGAACATTGCCAGAAACAACACAGGTTCCAATAAGGTTTACAATATCTACAATTGCTCTAGAGTCTAACTTCTCTCCTGCCCTAGAACCAATTACTTTACGGATCATTGTATGTAGATCCATTAATGGTTTTGGACCGCTTGCAACCCCACCAAAGCCCTTAATTGGGGCTCCTAGAGGACGGATCAAGTCATAGTTAAATTCTTGAATTGATTGATTTGCTCTCAAAAATGAATTAAGCAAAAGTCTAACAGATTCTACCCATCCTTCACGAGTATCTGGGATTTCATATACAGATGCTGGTTCTGTTGGTGCATAGATAGATAGATCTTTTTCTTGACCTACCGTGTCAAATCCAACTCCAATGCCAAGCATTAATGCGTCCATAACCCAAGCAAATAAGGATCCTGGATCGTTACGATCAATGTCTCTTGTTGAAACCATCGCACAATTTTGAAGAGATGCAGAGTTTTTTCTTTCCATTGTCATTGGGGTACCAAAAGCCCAAAGACCTCTTCCTGGTGGAGTCCATTTAAGATTAAACATGCGGTCATATGCTTCTTGTGCTGATTTCTGTGCTTTATAGTCATTCCAAGGCAGTCTGTTTTCTTTCGCATGATTCTTTTGCACTGAGTACATGCCTTCAATTACTCTTTTACAAACCTCATACCATCTTTCCTTAGTACCATCGTCTTTTACACGGGAATAAGTACGAACAAACGTAATCTCTCCTAATGAGTTTCCACCTGCATCTTTGAACCCAAATGGTGGCTCAATTTCAATATATTTGTTTACAAAATCATCAGAAAAACGAAAAGAAAATACGTCAGACATAATACCCCTTAAATTTAATTATATGTTTTATTATAGCAGAGTTTTTATTTTACAACAACTCTATACTTCTACATGAGATAGAGTTTTTATTTTTTATAAACTAAAGGTGTATAAAGTTTTTGTGTTTTATCATCAAAAGAATTTGCTGGCTGTATACTATATCCTAAAGTTATTCTTTTTGAATTCTCTTTCCAATATCCTCTTTCATGCAAAAGTCCAGTTTCAGATAAAATGGCCCTATTGTTTTTATTAACATTTTGAAATAATTCCCCAGACTCTAATTTATAAATTGTTACAGATGGTTCTGCATTTATACAATAATATCCATGAAAATCTGGAATACCTCTTTCTTCATCATCATGAAAAGTCATATCTTTATTAAATAATTCTTTAGGAGCAGTAATATTTTGAAAATCGTTTAAATCACAGTTAAACCAACCTTTAATTAAATAATTTTCTTTATTAAAATCAATATCATAATAGTCGCAAGCATTTTGTGTCATTTCTAACAAAGCATTATTTAAATTAATAATTTCTTTATAATCATATTTAAAAAGATTATAAGAATTTGAAAAGATAGTCGTCATTCCTTTTTCATAATATTTTTGACCATCAGATTTTGATATTCCTTCAATTTCTCCATTAAGCATTTTTTGTTCTTCATTAAGTAAAAAATTATAAAAATCATCAAGATTATTATTTAAAAAAACTTCAAAAAACTTATGAGGTTGTTTATTTAATTGATTGCTGTTTAACATTTTATTCCTTTCATTTATATGTTTTTCGATTCCAATACCATTTTTTATATCCACCAGTAAATCTACTTCTAACTTTACTTGTTTGTTCGTTTACTATTTTTATATCAAAATTTTTATTAAATTCTGCTACCCAATTGTCTCTTTTAAATGGAAAAACTTGTACCAATGGGGTACCCTGTTTAATAGTTCCCTTAAATCCTTTATCTATAAAAAAAGAAAATAAACCATCTGACATATAACCATCTGTATCAATAATTGCAGCAACGGCATGCATTGGCATATAGTCTTGATGTTGTGGTTCCATAAATAAAGAACTATATCCTTTTTCAGTTTCTACAACCCATCCAATATTAACTCTAAATATATGGTCTGCAAAAAAATCATAATTAAATGGATAGTGTGAAACTTGTTCTTTTGAATGAGACCCAATTAATGGGGTTTTTAATTTTTTATAATTGTCTGAAATTTTAAAAATTTTGTTATCTCCAGTTGTATCAATTTCTATATCAACCGGACATAACAACAAATATCCTGTAGTAATAATGTCAAAAATTGCCTGACAATTTTTTATTGTTATTCCATCAATAAGGCTATTTTCTTGCACAATGTAACTTGGTTGATCCTTATACCATTGTGGTAAATTTTTTGACATAGGAATTGGTTGAGGAAAAGCATCAATCATTTTTGGATATCTATAATTAAATGTTATTTTTTTTTCTGTTTCCATAACTAATTATATCAGTAATCAGGACGGTCAAAGACTAACATGTTTTCAGTAAAAAAGTTGTCATATGGCTCACAGTTAATAGATATTTTTTCCATTTCTACATTCACTTCTTCTACTGTTGTAACTGGTAGCCATGCTTGATGTTCATAATTATATACCTCGTAAGTTGTATCAATATTAGGTGCCTGTATAAACTTAGTAATTCCGTCTTTTTTAACTAAAAGATAATGAGCAGGAGTATAAAGGTTTCCATTTATATGAATAAAGTTTTCAGCAGTTCCAGGGGTAACCGACACAACTGTTGTTTCTACAACAAGATCATTGTCTAATTGTATATCAGAAGAACTCCATTCTGTCCAATTTGTTGTTGCATCTCCTCCCAAATTCATTGCATATACTGTATCTCCAACAACTAAATCTTCAATAAATTTTACTCCAGTTGGGGTCAAAACTTTTGTTTGGACTGCAAGTGAATCTCCCCAGACAGAAAATCCAAAAGAGTATGGCCAAAAACCAAATGGTGTAAAACCAAATACTCCACCAAACGACGGTGCAAAACCAAATACTCCACCAAATGGTGCAAAAGCAAACACTCCAAATGGTGCAAAACCAAATACTGCAAATGGTGCAAAACCAAATGGAGCAAAACTAAAACTTGTAAAACTTGCAGATGCTGCAGATGTAGAAGAGTTGCCATTTGCATTTGTTGCATATACTGTATATGCCTGAGCCGTTCCAGCCTCTTGAGCAACGTTAGCAGAAAGGGTTGATCCTCCTACTGAACCTGTTTTGCTATCATTAGATGCCCAAGTATATCCTGTAATTGCACTTCCACCAGTTGCTGGTGCTACCCAAGTTACAATGTCTGTTGCTGTTTGTGAAACTGAAGTGATAGTTGGTGCTGCTGGAGTTGCTGGAACTGTTGTTACTGTTACTGAAGAAGAAGTTGTTCCACTTGCAGTTCCTGAAGCATTTGTTCCCTGTACTGTAAATGTGTATGAAGTATTAGATGCTAATCCTTGAAAAGTATAGGAAGGAGTAGATGAGCCAGTATTAACTGTATAGGTTGAAGGAGTGGTAGTAATAGTATATCCAGTTGCTGCTGGAGATTCTGCTGGAAGTGTCCAAGTAAGGGATACTGATCCACCTGTGCCTGCTGCTGATGCTGCTGAAGTAGTATTAGCGGTAGCAAGATAAGGACGAGATGTTCCTACGTTTGTGCCACTTAAAGAAGTAACGTTATCTGGTTGCAAAAAGTTATCTTGTGCTGAAGACTTGATGCCTCTTTTTTTACTAACTGCCATTTTTACTCCTCTTTTCTATTATATCAAACTACTATGCTGACAAATCTCCCATTACAACCCAAAGATTTGCTGCTCTCTTAAATAATGTCGCTGATGACCATTGTGCACGAAGTTTTAATCCAGGAGTTGCATTTACTGTTGTTGTTCCTGGTGTTACTGCTTCAATTGTCACAGCGCCAGTATTTGTTCGAAGAATGTCAATTGATGTTCCAATTGGAAAGTTAAAAGTAGCGTCTGTTGGAATTAAAACTTTGACTGCAGTTCCGCCTGTATGTGAAACTTCAATTAATGAGTCTCTTTCATTTGCTGCTGAAAGGGTGTATTCTGCTGTCTTCTGAATAATTGATGTCCGTGATGGAACACCTTCTTTTGTTTGTGTACCGTCGGTAAAAATAAATCCACCAGCAGTTGTACTAATAACTGAAGTTCCGTTTACTTTAAGATCTTTTCCTGAAGCAAGGTTGATATGCTCGGAAGATGTCCAAGAATCTGTAGCATCTACCCAGTTAAAGGTTTTATCTGTTGCGCCTTTAAGTGTTATACCTCCGCCATCAGCAGTTGCATCTGATGGAGTAGCAACATCACCAAGAACAATATTCTTATCATCAACAGAAAGTTCTGTTGAGTTGATAGTTGTGGTTGTTCCATTTACAATTAAGTTTCCAGAAAGTGTAAGGGCTGCTGCGTTTACCGTTCCAGTAAATGTTGGACTGGCAAGTGGTGACTTTGCATCTAACTGTGTTTGAATTGCTGAAGTGACTCCATCAACATATCCAATTTCAGTAGAGGATACGGTTGAAGAGATACCAAGTTTGGTCCAGTCAATTGCTGCAGATGCGTTAATGTCAGCATTAACAATTGTTCCATCAAGAATTTTTGCAGAAGTAACTGCACCATCTGCTAAATCTCCAACAAGAATTGTTCCATCAAGAATCATTGCAGATGTAACAGTTCCTGAAGGAAGAGTTACTGTTCCTGTAAATGTAGGAGAAGCAAGTGGTGCTTTTGCATCTAATTGAGTTTGAATGGCTGATGTTACTCCGTCAAGATATCCAATTTCAGTATTGTTAACACCTGCAACAACTGCTTGTTTATTATCTAATTGTGTTTGAATAGCAGAAGTTACTCCATCAAGATATCCAATTTCAGTGTTTGAAACGTTTGCAACTATGGCTTGGTATGTATTAGATGCGGTTGTGGTATCTAGTTTTGCAGCAAGATCTGAAGTTAAACCTACAACTTTAGACTGTGCAATATTTGCTGTAGCACTAATATCGTCATTAACAATAGTTCCATCAGCAATTTTTGCAGAAGTAACTGCACCATCTGCAATATCAGCAGTAGCAATTGTTCCATCTAGAATCATTGTAGAAGTAACAGTTCCTGAAGGAAGAGTTACTGTTCCTGTAAATGTAGGACTGTTTAATGGGGCCTTAAGCGCATCGGCAGTATCTACGTATACTTTTGATGCGCCATCTGTATCTGCAGTAGGTACTGGCATATTAATAATTTTTGTAGCCAAGTTTAAATCAATATTTCCAGTCATTTGACCGCCTGCTTTTGATAGACGTTCAGTAACATCTGAAACTAATGCTACTGTGCCTCCTGCGTTTGGAAAAAGAATTGCTCTATCTGCTGTAGGATCTATAACGCTAATTGTTGTTTCATGTGCATCTGCTGTAGTGCCTTCAAAAACAATTCCTGTTGTAGCATTAATTGTTGTGCTGTTAATAGTAGTAGTTGTACCACTTACTGTTAAATCCCCTGAAATTGTGACAGCGCCAGTAGAGGAGTTGGCTAAAACAACTGTTCCTGATGCATCTGGAAGAGTGATGGTCCGATCTGCTGTAGGATCTGTTACTTCTAGGGTAGTTTCAAAAGCATTTGCTGTAGCACCTTCAAACTTAATGTTTGAACCAAATTGAGGGTTTACTGTGCTGTCTGAGTCAATAAAATAATCAAGGTTGATCCAGTGGTTTGTGCCATCACCAATTTTAAACTTGTTGGTATCTGACTCGTAACCGATTTCTCCGGCTGCAAGGATTGGGCCGTTGCCACTGTTGGTTGATATCCACTGGGCTGCAGTACCCCTTCTCTGTTGCATTCTTGTTGCCATAATTTAATCCCCCTAGATTTTATTCTTTCTTTATTATAACATATAATTAATTAAAGTTATCTAACGGACTTCCGCCATCATAACTAGTTAACCACTCTACTGAATCGTAAAACCCTGCAATTTGTGTTGAAGAGAATACATCATCATATGCTCCTGCATCTTGAAAAACGGTAGTAATAAGTCCCGTTCCATCAATTGCAGTATCGTGAATATGTTGTCTCAAGTTTGCAGTATCATCAAAAGTAGCAATCATAATCCAGTCGGCAGCATCTGTTGAATATATCGAAAGATGTTGCGTAACTGTATCAAAGTATATTTGTCCATCTACTGGTGCAACTGGAGCAGTTGATTCGGTTGGGACAACGTTTGCATTTCCAGCAACCGTATCAACATACAACTTAGTTGCTGCATGAGCATTTTGAGTCGGGGTGGCAACTGTAACTACTCCACCAAAGGTACCAGTTGTGGCTACGTTTAAGCCATTCTTTACCTTAAAGTCTTTGTCTACTGTTGCCATTTACTACCCCCTACTTTTTATTTTAAACTATTTAAACATTTTTTTATTTAATGTGTATGCAAGAGTTCCTACAGTGGTTGGAGTTAGTTTAATACTAGCAACACCTGCTGTTACTGTAAATGATAAATCACCAAGAGACTCATTGCTAATAATTTCAGCATAAGTTGTTTGATAAACGTTGCCATTTCCATCAAGTCCCATAAGAACTTCAAACATATGAATATCGTTACCTTTTCTCATTGAAAGTATTAATTTAGAAGTTTCATATCCTCCACTTACTTCATCCATAGTTGTAATTGTTGTTAAAGTAGTGCCTGATATTGTTCCTACATAACTAGTTTCAACTGTGCCGAGCGAGCCACTTGAAGTTAAAGCAAGTTGTGGTGTTATTACTGCGGTTTGGAAGGTTGCATTGTTATTGAATACTAACTTTGCGCCAGATGAGTTTCCAGTTTCATCAGTTACTGCTGCTAAAAGGTTTTCAGAGTTTGGTGTTGCAAGGAATGTTGCAATTCCTGTTCCAAGACCAGATACTGCTGTGCTTATAGCAACATTTGTAATAGTGTTATTTGCACCATCAATTGTTTTGTTTGTAAGTGTTTGTGCTGTTGCTGTTTCTAGTGTACCGTTTAGGTAAATAGCCTTACCAGAAGCAAGGTTGATGTGCTCAGAAGAGGTCCATGCATCAGTTGCGTCTACCCAGTTAAAAGTCTTGTCTGTAGCACCTTTAAGAGTAATACCACCACCATCTGCGCCTGCATCTGTTGGAGTTGCTACTGAACCAAGTGTAAGGTTCTTGTCATCAACTGTGATTTCTGTTGAGTTAATTGTGGTTGTTGTACCGTTTACTGTTAAATCCCCTGACAAAACAAGAGATGTACCAGTTGCAGCACCAATGTTTGGTGTTACAAGTGTTGGGGTATTAGCAAAAACAAGTGCTCCAGTACCAGTTTCATCAGAGATGATACCAGCAAGTTCTGAAGAAGATGTTGCTGCATGTACGTTCAACTTATCTGTTGTTACAACAAGAGTCTTTGATGATGGGATAGTTGTACTGTTAATAGATGTAGCAGTAGCAACGCCAAGATCTGGAGTTGTAAGAATTGGACTTGTAAGAGTCTTATTTGTAAGCGTTTGAGTGTTTGTTGTTCCAACTACTGCACCAGTTGCACCGTGTGCTGCTGTTGATCCTGTATGTGTTGTAAGGTCTGAACTGGTAGCCTTAGCATCTAATTGGGTTTGAATTGCTGAAGTTACACCATCTACATAGTTAAGTTCTGTTGTAGAAAGAGTTGCTCCATCAAGAATATTAAGTTCTGTAGAACTTGCTGACATAACAACATCTTCGTTAATCTTTGGTGATGTTAATGTTTTGTTTGTAAGAGTCTGTGTATTTGTTGTTCCGACTACTGCACCAGTGGCACCGTGTGCTTCTGTAAGGCTTGCATGTGTTGTAACGTCTGAAGTAAGTGCTACTGTACCTGTAGCATTTGGAAGTGTGATTGTCCGATCTGCGGTTGGATCTGTGACTGTAAGTGTTGTCTCATAAGCATCTGCTGTTGCGCCTTCAAAAGTAATTTGTGTATCAAATACACCAACTGCTGCTGGATCTGACCATTGAACACCATAAGTTGCTCCTGATGCTGCAGTGAGGACCTGTCCGTTGGTTCCAACGCCAAGACGTGCTACTGCATCATCTGCACTACCAACAATTAAATCACCTTTAGCATCTACAACTCCTGCGGTAATAACATTTTTACCATTAACAGTTGCTGTTGATCCTTGAACAACTAAACCATTTTTTACTTTAAAATCTTTGTCTACTGTTGCCATTTTTTATCTCCTTTTTATGCCTTTAATCCCATACGTGCATAACGTACGGTGATTGGGGTTATACCGATAACTGGAGTAACCGTTACGGATACTGTATTTCCAGCACGGGAGACGCTAATGGTGCCAATATTCCCATCGTTGTCGATTGTTCCATACTCACTGACAGATACACCTGTAGTATCAGCAAGAATTGTCATTTCTGTTGCGTAATATTTATTTTCGCCACCAGAAGTCTTTTTAATAGAGATCATATATTTAACTGCTCTATATTCTGTTGCATCAAAATTATCAATTACTGTAGCAGTTTCAATGCCGTTGATTGTTGACTCATTGTTTCCTGCACTACCCAAATCTGTTGCTTGAGCGCTTGCTGTGTCAATAAAATCTTCAAAGTCCGTCTGTGAAGGACGATCTCCTGTTTGAAATCTTAACTTTAAGTTTGCTAGTGATAGACGGGCCATGTTTATATTATAACATAATTTTATTACAAAATATAGTTAGAAAAACCAATAATCTGCATACCAATTCCTGGGGGATTTAAAGGATTTATACCTTCGATACCTATATTAGTTATCTTTAATCTGAATGGAAGTATTGCATTTATTGATACCTTTTTAGAATAGTCAACTGTTTTTATACCCGAAGATTTAAAACCTTTTATTGGAGTTATTTTGGTTTTTGTTTTAACATCAGTTAAAGTTGTTTTTAAATAATTAACAGTTTTAATTTTAGAAGACTTAAAGTCTTTTACTGCAGTTACTTTTGCTTTTGCCTTAACATCAGTTAATGTTGCTTTAGCCATTTGTTATGACTGATCTGTAACTTCGCCAAGCATGATCATTTCTCCTTGACATACAGTCCAAACCCTTGTAGCATCTGTAAGTTGAACATCAAAAACATCACCAGTTATTAATTGCTTAGATTGAGCGGGAGTCAAAGAAACTAAAAACTCTCCATCTCCATCAGTTTGTGATTGTACTGGTACTAACTCAAATAATAAATCATCTCCAACATTATCAGAGTACCGTCTAAAATCAACCTCAATGTCCCAATCATCGACTACAATTGGATCTCCTGCATCATCTTGTACGTATATCCTAAAAGAGGCGCTGTCGCCTTTTACAACCGTCCAGTTAACCAATGGTGGTTTATTTCCAATATTGTAGGTAGAAGGAGCCTTTACATCCATCTCTGATTCGTCTGGATTGCGGTATTTAGCCATAAAGAAATTATATCACATTAAGTCTTTAAGTTGACTCAATGTCCAAATCCATGATATACTAGTGAGTAACACCATAACTTTATGGTGTTTTTGTTTCTAAGGAGGAACAGTCATGACAACTAATAAGATAGTGATTGGTGTACTCGCAGCAGTAACTGGAATTGCAATATTTTCTAATTCTAGCGCTAATGCTGAAAATAATCTGAGTAGTACCGTGTTAAAAGAAGAAACAGCAACCGCTCAGGCGGTTTTTTTGGTTTCTAAGGAAAACAAATTAAATAGTTATAAAAATGTTAGAAAACAACTAAGTCCAACACAACTAGTAGAACTTTTAGAATCAGTTGGTTTTGAAGGGTATGCACTAAAAGTTGCTTGGGCAACAGTAATGAAAGAATCAATGGGAACCCCAACATCCTTTAATGGTAATCGTAGTACAGGAGATAATTCATATGGACTATTTCAAATCAATATGCTAGGATCAATGGGCGCAGATCGACGGGATAAGTTTAACCTTGATTCCAATGATGATCTATTCGATCCCGTTAAAAATGCACAGATTGGCTACCATATGAGTGATGGTGGTAAAGACTGGTCTGCCTGGAAGGGTATTACCTGGAAGACCAAAGAGTGGCTAGCAAGATATCCTGATTAATAAACAAAACTAACAATTGCATATCTAACACCACCTGTTATTGGCAAAACTTTATGCTGATAAACATAACTTGATGGGAAAAGAAATAGTTGATTAGCCTTTGGCCTAATCGTTAAATTAAACTTGGAAAATTCTATTTCTCCTCCTTCGTAATCGTCATTGCAATAATAAATTAAAGACATCCTTCTTGGTGTTTCAATATGATCATCTAAATGAGTATTAAAATATTGACCCTTTCTATATTTTAAAACTAGATAAGGTTCATGGGTTTTTGTTTCTAGATGAAACATTTCCTTGTAGTATTCTTCATATGGCGTGAACAAATTTTTTAACTTATTTGAAGTTTCAAGTAAAAATAAATCATTTTGATCTGATTCAAATGGAATGCTAATAGAAAAAACATTTCTTGTAGACAGGTCAATAACCTTTTCTCCATAAGAGTTGTGGGTTCCACCAAATCCCCAATTAAGATTTCTTTTTTTTGTTTCTAACTCTAACTCTTCTATAAAATTTTTTGAATCTAGGAAAACATCATCATAAATAAAAAATCCTGGAATTGGTTCTGTATAATTAGATAATGTCATTTTTATACGGGATAACTGTCGCCAACGGACAACTGACCATCTTCAATAAAAATCATTTGATGTGGTGTTGCAATAACTCTTGCCAATAATTCATTACAATCCATAATACATTCTACTACCCCATTAACTGCAATTGCTATTTTATAACTATGATCATTAATATCATAGCCTTCTTTTTTAATTATTTCTAAACTTCTTGCCGTAAGCATTTTTCTCCATTAGTCTTGTACAGCAGGCCATTTGTTAATTGGACAAGATGCTGCTTTTAATTTTGTTTTTTGATTCATAAAACATCCACAAAGTTTACAAGTCTTGGTTGCTTGAATTAATTCTGGACAAGACAAGCAAATGTCGTATCTTTCTTTTTGTATTTCATCCGTTGTATGATTGTTTGGATTAAGAAGATCCCAAGGTTTTACTTGTGATTGTGCTTCTTTCCAAATCTGCCATTTAGTTTTTTCTGTCATTGTTACTCTGTAAAAGTGTCTGAGTCTGCATTGTAAGAATATCCTACACTAATTTGTTCATTTAATACTCTTTCGCTAACATCAAGTACTAATGGATTGCTTAACAATATCGAAGCAAGTCTTTCCTGACAATACATAACATCAACTACTTCATTATCAATAATTAAAGCAATTTTGCTCATTGCAATAACTTCTTCTTCTGTTGGTCCTGTCATTATTCCTCCTTCTTTATTATATCTTAATTAAAGCGATTCTGCAGAAAAGTTATCTATTAGAGATCCAGCATTTGTACTAGATGGTGTTTTTATAATACCAGCCTTAGTTCCTTTTAATGGAGTTGCTGGAGTATTGGTTAGTGTTGTTGCAAAAGCAGAACTTAATCCAGAACTTTGATATGCTGTAATTGTAATGTTATCTCCGGAAGTAGATGCTTTAATAGAGTTTGCCTCTACAAATGCACTGTTATTAGAGTTAATGCCTGTTGTTTGAACTGTTGATATTGTGCCAGAAACATTTTTATATAATTTTAATTCAGTTAAATATGTTGTTGTACTACCTCCAGGAACATAAGTTCCACAATCTCCACCACCACTGCTTGAGTTTCCTCCTGCACCAGCGCAACCATAAGTTGGCGTACTTGTAGTTGAGCCAGTGTAGTATGCTAAGCCTGCAGGAGTTGTTGTTCCACAACCACCAGAGCAAGCCCCACTTACGGATCCTCCAGTGCAACTATAAGTCATACTTCCTCCGCCACATGGCTGACCCTCGGTTGGACCACCATCAATTACACAACTATTGCCTGATGGAGTACATCCGCCTGGACAGTTACCCCATCCCGCTGAAACTAGACTAGAAGAACAAGACGCTGATGTTGCACCAACAAGTGTTCCACAATTTCCACCACCACTGCTTGAGTTTCCTCCTGCACCAAAACAACCTGACGTGGTTCCTGTTTGCACAGTACTGCCAGTGTAGTATGCCTGTGTGCTTGAAACTGAAGAAGAGTAGTTAACAGAACTTGCCCACCAAGAGTTTGCATCTGTTACCCAAAAAGCAATTCCAGGACCACCATCAGTTATGTCTGCAGAAACAATAACATTTTGTGCTCCAATATCAACTGTTGCTAAAGGATAACTACTTGCAGCGGTAGATGATGTTGCTTGATTTGAAGAGATTGCCCAAGTTCCGCTAAGAATAGACCATAAATTTCCAGAACTTGATGTACCTAAAGATCCATCTGATCTATTAAACGTGTCAGTTATTTTACTTAGTACTGATGTAATAATTCCAAGTATATTTAGCATGGAATATCCTTAAGCCGTCAGGTCGCCTAGAAGAACCCAGGAGTTTGTTCCTACTTTAATAAGTGTTGCTGCTGAGTATTGTCCGGAAAGTTTTCTATTATTACTTTTACTATTTAGTGTAACGCTTCCACTTACTGGTGCAACTGATGTTTGAACAGAACCTATTTGTAGAATGTCGACTCTTGCTCCCGCAGGAAATGTGGTTTCCAATGGAATTGTAATAATTGAAGTTGATGAGGATACGTTCATAATAATAATTTTTCCAGCATCTGCTGGGTCTAATGTATAGTTCGCTGTTTTTGTTGATGAATCAACTGTTTGCTTTAATGTTGAGACTGCAGTTGGTGTTGCTGCTTTAACTGATGAAGTTTCTGATGTTGAATCACTTAGTTGAGAAACTCCAGGCTGTGAAGTTGTTGCTGCTTGTGGTGCTGCCCATTTAAGACCAAAAGTTCCTTGTGTATCGTCTGCAGTTAAAATATATCCATTGCTGCCAACTGTTAAATTATCAACAGCATTATTTCCGGTTCCAACAAAAAGATCTCCTCTTGCATCCATAACAGACTCTTGAACAACAGTACTGTTATCTGTAGAAATTGCAGCAATCGATGCTTCAATATCGTGTAAATATTTTGCAATACCAGCAGTTGGGGTAGCGTTGGCAAGAAGTGGAGCGTCTTGTCCATAATGATAGTTTTTAAATGCAATCTGGATATCTGCGGTATCTCCTAATGATGGAATTTTTGCAAGGGGATACTTATCTGTTGCTTCAGTTCCAATATTTACGACAGCCATACAAAGATTATACCATAATAATAAAAACTATTGATTTACTGTAATAACGCTATTTGCTTCAATTACTTCTATTTCTTGATCGATTCCCGTCAAATTTGGAGCGGTATTTAGAACAATGTTTAACTGTGATTCATAAACAGTAACTGAGTCTTCATAAACAAAAACTTCTGGCATTATGCACCAGTTACATCGTCAGTTACTGTAATTGCTCCAGTTAGAAGCGTATATCTTAATGTAGTGCTATTAAAAATTTCAACATCGTAATAATATGTTGATCCTCCAACCAAATCGGTTCTAGCACTTGGTTTAATTGTACAAGTAATAATATCTGCACCTGTATCGATTACTGCAGAAAGTTTAGTTGTATCCGCAACACTATCAATTGCTGTAGTTGGGCTGTCGCCTCTACTTGAAGCGATTGAAAAGATTGCTCCCGCAGCAGCATAGTTATCTAATGCAAATGTTGCTCCAGTAGAAGTTTTCGGGGTAATTTTAAAAACAAATGTATCTCCACGATAATAGTCAAAGTCATATGTTCCAGGAAATGCCATGATCTTATTATACCACTAAGAAATGTGGACTAAGATAGATTTGACTTTTACATCCCCGTCAAAATCTGCTCTAATTTGTGGGTTAATTCCATATTTTCTAATTCTGTCATTTACTATGTACAGGGTTTGGGTAACTGAAAAATCATAAAGATATTTATATTTTAGGTTTGCTACAAACTGTGTTGAATTTAAAGTTGCTTTTTCAGAAAAGGCTCTTATCCAAACCTCAGTATTATTTCCATATGTTTCTAACTCAAAACAATAAGTTATTTCAACTCTAGTGCCTATATCTAATCCTTTAAAGTTTAATTGTTGATTTGCTGCACTCCATAGACTTACATTTCCTTTTGGCAAATATTCTTCGTTTGTTCCATCAGATTTTGCATCGTTTAATATATTTACCCATCCTTCATCTCCGCTAGATAGTCCTACACGAATTTGTGACTGATCTAAATTTTCATAATATGCCCAACCAGACTTTCTATTTTGAGAAACTATTCCGTTGCTTGCAACAATTGATGATTCTCCTGGTTCTCCCTTTTGTCCTCTTTCACCTTTTGGACCTTGTGGACCAGCATCACCTTTATCGCCTTTTGGTCCTATCTCTCCCTGTCTACCAGCAACTCCTTGTGGTCCTGGTGGCCCTACAAGTATTCTGTAGTCTATATCGGGCACTGAGGGATTATTTGTTTCTATAACTGTTTCTGCTACTGCTTCGGCATAGCCATATTTAGGTTTTGATTGCATTCCTGGAATTTCAGATTTTTTACTTATGCTCACTTATTAATTATAAAGGTTTTTAAGTTAACCTTAATTACCTTAGAGGGTGTAACTGCAGGTGATGTAACTTTAATAATCATAATCCAGTACCTGTTACATCGCTAAGCACTACAATAGTTCCAATAACTGGTGTCCAAGTAACTTCTGATTCAACTGCACCAGACTCATCGTTAGGAATAATAATTTCCAAATCAAAAGGTAATTCTAAAACGGTATTTTTATAACCAGTTCCCCAAAGTTTTGTAATCTCAGAGGTAGCAGTAATAATAACATAACCAGTATATTTTTCAACGGTCAATTCATCTAAAGTATCACCAGAGGCATCATAAGAAGAAGAAACAAATGTCCAATCAGAAATATCTACAAAGGTAACTTCATCATCTTCTAAAAATTCTACTTTAAGAGTTGCAGAATCTCCACGAACCACTTTCCATTGGATATTTATGGGAGATGCTCCTACTTGATCAATGGAAGCGGTGACAGAACTCATAAAATTATTATACCATACGGTTTTTCATTTGACAGATCAGGAAAGTTCGTGTATACTTAAAATATATAAGAAAAAAGATGTATCTTTAAGTTAAATATATAAAAGATATCTTATATATAATATATATATATATTATGGATGATTTTTTAAATGATCAATTAAGAGATCGAACATTTTGTCAGTTTTTTGTTCTACTCTAGTTAAAGAGTCTTTCATCGATGATCCAGAATTCGGCTTAAGTTCGCTTAAATAATGTTTTACAAGCCACTTGATTCCAAAGGCGATAGATGATACAATTGTAAGTATTGCAACAATTAGTGAAGCCCAGTCTTGTATGGTCATTGTAGGATTATTATATCATCATTTAAGGAGAGTTTTGAAAAAAGAAATACTCAGTACGCTTGAATACTCAAAAAATATAATTATATCTCCAGATGTTGATGGTTTAATGAGCGCAACACTTCTTTCTCGAAATTTGGGACATCGAGTCGTCGGCACATATGACAAAAGTATTTTATGTTTGGCGGAGGGTATAAATCCGGCGGAATGTCTGTTCGTCGACTGTGATATGAATACTCCAGAGTTCGCGTCAATTGGAAATCATATGCGACTTATGGAAGATAACATCTGTATCGAATCTTTTAATCCAAATGTTCACTTCGCCACCAAAAAGTACAATGAAAAGTTCCCTTACGCAACCTGTTACTTAATCGCGTTTGCAATAGAGGCACAAACCACCACTTTAGACAAACAACGCATGGCATATGCAGATTCGACATACAAAAATGCTGTCGACTATGCAGAGAATATGCGAAATTGGTCTACTAGGATGGATGATGAGAATGTCCGATATGTTTTGTCTGATGATGTAGATATTTCCGAAGTAGCAAAAGAGTATGAAGAGAAACAAGGTTTGGTATCTCGCAGACTAGGCTTAGAAAAATATCTAGTTGAGATGAATACCGCACTAAAGAAACAATCTGCATGGAACTTTGCATTTCCTGGTGAACTAACAACAATTAAAAAATATAAAACGGGATTAGTTGACAAAAATACTGCTATACGATACAATAAAGATATAATCTCCTATGCCGAGATCTATGGTGGAGAATATAGTGTTACCTACAAAGATTTGGAAGAGGTATGATGAATAAAGAGCAGATTAAAGAAATTATAATTAATGAGATGGTAGATATTTGGAAAGAGCAGGCAAAAGAAACTGCGATTCCTACAAAAATGCTTGAAAGATCAATTAAAACAATGATGCCTGGATTAGAAGATTTTGCAGAAAGAGCATCTTTAAAAATAGTAGAATAACATTGGTTTGTAGCACAATCGGCAGTGCAGTCGGCTGTTAACCGACAGGTTATAGGTTCGAGTCCTATCAAACCAGCAACTTGACTTTCACATATATCCTAGATATACTTAATACAACAACTACGAAAGGCTATTGTGTTTAAATCAAGAGTATTATTACTATGTATTTCATTTTTATTGGTTTCTGCTGTTCCATCTCAATCTGCCGTCAAAAAACCAGCATCCAAGTCCACAGTTGCTAAGAAACCTGTTGCTAAGAAACCTGCAATTAAGACGGCAGTGGTTAAACCAACTCCCACACCATCCCCATCTACAGTCGTAGAAGCACCTAAACCCGTAGTGACAGAACCAACTCCAACTTCTAAACCTGCGCCAACAGCACCTGCACAACCAATAACTTTTGAAAATCTAGATTTGGTTTGGACAAGCAAAGTTGCTCGTACTGAAATACTAACGGAATTTGCAAAGTTAAATAAACCAGAAAATGCTTATGAAATGTTTACTGGACCAACAGTCACTTCAGGAGATATTGTCGAAGAGAAGAGACTTTTAGACATCGCAACGACAATGTTTTCGAGTTATTATCTTCCAAAGAAATATCAAGTTGTTTACTTTTCAGAACGGGATGCAAATTGGGCTGAAGAAACCAAAACCAAAATTGGCGCTGCATACCATACGACTTTTCAAGCAGCGATTGATAGTTACAACCGAGGATATGGATGCAATTTTGCTTTTGCTACAAAAGGTAAAGATTCAATTCCTGTTTACTTTTCTTGTTTAGATTCTAAAGTGGGTCGTACTACAAATGACAAACAAACTGCAATCCATGAGTATTTTCATTTAGTCCAGGCAAAATATGATTGGAAGAAAATGCCCTGCTGGATGCTAGAAGGATCTGCTACATATTTTGGTGCGACTTTAGGAATTGATGGAACTGATCCAACTGGTAAATCCTCATTTGAATTTATTTGGCAATTAGCCAGAAATCCAGACACACCAAAATTAGTTGAAAATGTCAAAAGTGATGTTGCAATTTTGGATATGTTTAAACTGTTGGACAAAAATATGTTTGAATTAGGAATGACGTCATGCACTTCTTTAGGGGCTTACACGGTAGGTTCTATTGCAACAGAAGCATTAATTGCAGTTAAAGGTTACAAAACCTATATGGATTTTGTGGCAACCTTTCCAAATACTTCAGATTGGAAGACAGAATTCAAAAAGGCTTACGGGTTATCTGCACAGGATTTCTATCTAAAATTGGCACCATATTTGCGCTATCGGATTACTGGTTAGGATTAGCAAATAGTTCGTCTTGGTGCCAATTAGGGTTTGGATTCAATACCGTTTGGCAATCGCAATGCTGACAAACCTCTTGTTGAAAAACCTTCAATGCAAAACCATTGTTTTCCATGTTTCTATTATATACCCGAATTTGAAGATTTTCTGAAAAATTTTATATTTGGGAAAAGTGGTTTTACAGAAATCTGAATATATTTTGCAGATGTACGATACATGTATATGTAAAAAAATAACTAAAAAAATTAGTGAGCACACCGTAAGGATATGCCCACCGTATTTATTTTGCTTACTGTGCGCTAACTCTGCACCGTATCAATTTAACTTAATGCGTAGCGCTATGCACCGTATTTATTTTATTTATTGCGTACCCTGTACCCACCCATTTAATCCTAATAAATCACAGTCTACCCGTACCCGTGTTGATTTATTTAATCGCTTAGGCAAGTCTTCAACGAATGTCCGCACCTGTGCTAATTGATCGAATGACATCTTTTTTTCTGTGCCTTGTGTTGTTGTTAGTGTTAGCGTTATCATTTATTTATCCCCTTCGCATTCGCAAGGCATGACCATCATGCCTTCGTCACCATAAAACACGAAACCTGCGCTACCGCATGAGTCGCAATCAACCGCTATAACATCTAATAAATTACCCATAATTAGAGCCCCTTATTCCAGTTATATCTTGACATGATCTCAAGATTTAACGCTGTTTTTTCTATCTCGCTCATTGAGTCAAGGATAGAGCGACTCTTAGAGATATTTTCTCTAATGCGTAACTTTTCTGAGTTATCTAATTCATCTCCCCGATATTTTGGAGAGGTACTAGCGTACTCGTTGGTTAATTGTTCTTGATTTGTAAAGTAAGTCATTTATTCCACTTCCATTTCTACAATATCGAATGATGTTGAACCGTTGATAAACGCTTCTGCTTTTTCTAATGTTGAAAACAATCCGACTAAATCGTATCCATTTTCTACTGCGTATACTTTTGACATTTTGAGCCTTTCTAGTTTAGAGAGTTTCTCTAACTTGCTTATACCTGAATTATACACGAACCAACTGACATTCTCAAATCGAAAATCGGGCGATATCGGACATATTGCAAAAGTGTAATGTACCTCACACAACAAACTAGGGCAAAACGGACACGCCCCCCTGGGCGTTGTGGATAACCTGTGTATAACTTGTGTGATGTAACACACGTTGAGAGTTTTTAAAAAATGTCCGATTTGTCTGTATTTAGGTTTACATAATGACTGCAAATGTCAGTGGTACCTGTTAGACTTACAATATAACAACAAGAAAGGTGGTTATCATGACTACACTAGTCCTAATGCCCATAAATCGGTACTATTTAACCGATTACACCCAATTCACCCACTGCGATGAGGTCCAATATCGCCACTATTGCGACAAGCATTTCGAGGCGCAAGGTTGCTATTATTGCGAGTTTGATCCTTATGCGCCTTGCGAGTGTGATCAGTAACACATTGAGAGTTGTCCGATATGTCTGATATTTACTTGACATAATCACTGTAAATGTCAGACCCCTATGCTAGACTTAAACCATAACCAAAAAGAAAGGTGGTCAAAATGACTACATTAACAATAAATAAAGTGCATACGCACACACCCTTAGAGAGTGCTATCTCTACTCATAACGAAATTGCATACACAATATGCGTTGAGTGTGATCAAAACATTGAGTCATTTTATATTGACTTTGATAATGACCGCTTAGGTCGTTGGAGTAAATGGGAGGTATCAGTATGAACGCTTGGGCACTAATATCTTTCATATCTGCTGGACTGGTTGCGCTTGCTGGCGTGTTAGCCTTTGGCATATTGCTAATGGCTGAGAAATATGGGTGGGATAATGAATAAATGTTCATCTTGTAATCAAGACACTACACAATTTATAACCGACGATGGCGACTATTATTATCCGATATGCGGTGAGTGTTACTAAAACCCTTATATTTCAATGTAACGCACTCGGGCGTGTCGTTACCCCCTGGGCCTTGTGGATAACTTGTGGATAACTTATGTGGGCTATCTCACAAAACTAATTTAAGAAATGTCCGATTTATCACCATTTTGGATTGGCTATTGTCAGTGGCTTAGGCTAGACTTAGAATATAACAACAACGAAGGGAAAACCTATAATGATGACAAGAAAAGACTATGTTAATGTATCGGATATTTTGCGAGCATACCAAGATGAAATACCTCAAACTTTATTCGAGGATTTAATAATGGATTTCGCAGATTTCTTTCAAGCAGATAACGATAATTTTTCACCAGAGAAATTTGAAAATGCTTGTTACAATTCTACTATGAAAGTTGGTGCGTAATGAGTTACCTTTATTCATTCGAAAGAGTTACACCAGAAACTGACGGGTATGGAGATACAATTTTCGATACCCCAGAAGTTGACACAATTCCCGCTGATCTTTATTCTGATTGGACAGATGAGGACTTAGCAGAATATGAGGCTTACTATGAGGAACACTATGACGAAACAGAGGAACTACAACAGGAAGCGAGCAACAACAATGAATAACACTCTAACAGTAGAAACCCCTATCGTGTTTAAGCACACAATAAACCTAAACGACTATCCAGAGTTTAATCAATTGAGTGAGGAAAAAATAAAAACTTTCCTTACTGAAATGGTTGTCGCTGTCTTTGAATTAAAAGAAACAGAAAAGAAAGTCAATAAGTACAACAATGGATCTTATTGTGAGGTGGTTGCGTAATGGGTAACAATTTATCTACTGAGTTGGCTAGCGGGGATTTTGATATCCCCCTAGAAACTGCGATCACTATTCAGTTGCGTAATAATCACTATCCGCCAGTACCTCATTCAATGGTATCCGTATGCGTTGAAGCCATTACCGCATATAATGACGGACTAACAGAAAAACTAATCGCGTTACCTTGCGATGGATTAGATAGAAACGGCGAGCCATTCCAAATTACTTGGAAAGGTGAACGATTTGCGCCAGCAAATGCTATCATTGAAGGAAACCACTTATGGGAATGGGTAATCTATGACAATGACTAACACAATTCAAGAATTAGAAAACCTTATTATCGAATATCGTGGTGATCAGAATGGCGTAAATGCTATTAGAAAATGTATTTCAATAATTAAAAAGAATGAGGGTAAATAAATGAAAACACTACAAGAAAAGTTAGATGAAGCATCCTTAGCACTAGAGCCAGTGCTTTGGGAAATACTAAAAGAAATTGAGGAAAATTAAAATGATAACAAACACCGATCTAATCGCCATAACAATTGCACTTGCAGGATCTTGCTTAGTAATGATTTTGCAATTTAATTATATTAGAAAACAAAAAGATAGTATTTATATTTTGCAAACTCTAAACAAAAAACTCATGCATAGAAAATAACAAAAGCCCTTCGGGGCCCAGGGGCCAATGTCCGATTTGTCTAGAATCTCCCAGGAATTGACTTTGCCTTAACTAAATGATAAAATTATCCTATGACAAAAAAAACAGATGAGGAGTTACGTATCCTAATGGAGTTACGTAGATCTAATGCTGCCTCATATGTCCCGTCAAAAAAAGTTTACGTACGTAAGAAAAAACACCCCAAATTGTCAGTGCAGGAAGGTATAATAGAACCATGAACCCCAAACTAAAAAGATCAAACGATAGAAAGGTTGCCAATGCTGTCAGTCCTAATGGTAAGACTGCAACAATTGCTAACACCTTCGGCCTCCCCGCTGGTAAAGCATTCTCATGTCCAGGAGAAACACCTACCTGCAAAAAAGTCTGCTACGCAGGAAAGTTAGAAAAGATTTACAAGGGAGTAAGAGATAACCTGCTCCACAATTGGGACCTATTAAAAGACGCTGATCATGAAACTATGGTTAACCTACTTTCAGAAATGATTGCAGACTTTAAAAAAGATTGCGATAAGCGCAATGCAGAAAAACTATTCCGCATTCACTGGGACGGTGATTTTTTCAATGATACTTATACACGTGCATGGCGTGATGTTATTGAAAACAACGAGGATGTTCAATTCTGGGTCTATACACGTGTCGCCTCTGCAACCGTATGGTTAAAAGATATTGCAAACTTATCTTTATATTACTCAACAGACGACGACAACAAGAGTATTGCACAAGGTCTCTCTACTCAAGGAATAAAACTAGCCTATCTTTCCCAAACCTTTGCACAAGGTAAAGAAGACATGCTTAACCTTATTGGCAAGAGTGGCGTTAAGTGTCCTGAGAACAATAAGAAAATTCCACTTATCTCTAAGGCAGGGTCTGCTTGCGTTACTTGCGGACAATGCGTATATGAGAGAAATGATATTCTATTCTCTGCTAGTAAGAAGTGATTTGACTATCCCCTGCCAAAATGGTAAAATTGAACTGTCCGAAAGGAATATCATATGGAAGTGTTAATTATACTAATTGCCCTAATTGTCCTAGCAATATTTGGATTAGGTCATGAGTGAAATGTCCGAATTGTCCTGTGGTGTATCTCACACCGCTAGGATTTGAGTTATAGCCCTAAAAATGCTATACTTGAAGTATCAACAAACGAAAGGAAGCAAAAATGGGAAACTATCAAATCGGAGATAACTACACAACTCTCAAATCGGGAGTAACTGGCGTTATCAAGGAAATCCACCCACAAGCATCTGGCTCGGTGCGTGTTCTGCTTGATGTAAGCGGAAAAGAGCGTTGGACAACTTGGTCTGCTGAATAAGCAAATCAAATCTCACCTGAGTATGTGAAAGATAAACTGCTCACCCCTTTAACCCCTAACAGAAAGTGAACCCAAATATGTCAAGGTATCAAAAATCAAAACCCATCTCAGTAAAAATCGCAACAGCAAAAGTAATTAAAGCGTTAGAGGAAAAACTAACACAATTCAAGAAAGATTACTTAGCACAAGAAGCACTAGAAAAAAAGTTTAATAAAGAACACGAAGCGTACAAAAAAGAACTTATCGAGTACGCTCTCGCTAATGCTAAGTTAGCACAAAACTTTAGAACAAGTTATCGCAATTACCAAAAATGCTTAAACATTGACTTTGATATAACAGTTGATGAGTCAAAACTGCCAAAAGAACCTGTTAGAGATTACACAATTATACACACAAGCGAATACAATGACACAGTATATGAAATTGAAAACGCTGTTCGTATTCTCAAAATGACAGATGAGGAAGTTGTTAGCACTAGCACTTACAATGCTATTGCTCGTTATCTGTAAATAATCTTGGGGAGGTAGAATAATTCCATTTTCCTCCACCTCCCCATCTTAAAAATAGACGGGCAAGCAAACGCCCTGATACTACTAACACCCTGAGCAAGGTGAAAAACTGCTCACTTAATTTTCACCCCTGGGCCGATGTGATCTTGCTCACAATGTCCGATATGTCTTATTTAAGATTGGCTATTGTCAGCCCTATCTGCTAAGATTAGA